GCGGTAGATATACAACCACAATTGATTTGGAGTTAATTAAACAGATTAAAGAATTATCAGATAAAACCAGGATTGCTCAAAGCAAACTTATGGATGAAGCAATAAAAGATTTGTTGGAGAAGTTTAAGGGGAGCAACTAGGCTCCCCTTTCTTCTGTCTATTTCCCCCTCAATTCCTTCTCCTGCCAGTTAATCATCTTTCTTGTTGCCCTGATATGAGCTAAACATTTGCCCTTGTCCTCGTCCCATACGTCGGTCGGGCAGCACTTAGCCTTGCCAATAAACTGCTTGCCATCGATATCCAGCACACAGACGGTCTTTGCACCCTTGACAATAAAGGCGATCAAGGTGTATGTCGTTTTGTCCTCGGGGGCTTGGTTGATAGGTCGCTCGCCTTTAAGGGTTGCATGGTATTGGGGCTTGGGTTCTGGTTCGGCAAGTTCAAGATATTCTGGTTCAAAACACCAGTAATAACCACGTTTACCCCCAACTCCTTTGTGAATGCCTGCGTGCCCGTCAATGTTTTCGTTGAATTGTACCAAATAATAATTGTCGCCTACTTTTATAACGGTACCGATTTTGCCAACACATTCGCTTTTGCCAAAATATTCTTTGATGTTACGCACCCGGTCGCCAACCTTAAACGGCTTGTCCTTAACCGGCGCAGGCTTGACTTCCGGCGGTTCGTCCACCACTAATTCAAAACAATGTTCACTGCCACCCCAACCGCTTTGGTTTGGGAAGTCCGCTAGATAATCTCCATATAAATTAGATACATCGATAATAATGCCAATATCGCCTTTTTTAACATCACCCCAACCATGATTTACCGCTATCGCCCGGACTTTATCGCCCACGGAAAACTTATGTTTCGGTAGTTCAACGTAGGGGATTAGGTCGGATTTGAGGTAGTGATCGCCATGGGAGCTATCCTTTTTTGGCCAGCAAGAATAATAATCCCCATTGTCCTTTATGACATATAAATATCCTTGCTCTTTACCGCCTGCATATCCCCAACTGTTACAGGCTGTTAATAAACTGGCTTTCCTCTTGCTTACCGGGACAACCTTGTCCCCGATTGCAAATTTAGGGGCGGGTTCCGCAGGCTCCAACATAGCATCCGTCCAGTTCCAGCCTCCTTTGTCAATGTCTAGTTCATAGCGGGTATTGTTAAATTGTATATGTTCGATAATGGCTACCTTGCCACGGTATTGAGCCATTTCCGAATCGAAAAAGCAACCATCATTATATTGTTTATTAACCACCAAGTCCGCTCTGACCCTCACTTTATCTCCAACCTTATAATCCATTCCGATTCCTCCTATCCAATAATCAGTATTTTAATTAACGGTGCAACAGTCTCCACGAACCAATTAAACAGACAAACGCCCACAATAAAGCCCCCGATGATTAACCAGGGGCTTAGTGGCTTCCTCCGTATTTTGTTTTCTCGCTTAACCTTGGGCTTGTTTATGCCCAACTCGGTGATTTTAACTCGCTTGCTTTTGTGGCATGAATTAAATCCTTTGGGTTGGTTGCTTGCCCGATAAACAGAACTTACTCGTTCAATCGGCATGGTTTGTCCCCCTCTCCAATAATCCTCACATAAGCGGTCTGCGTCCCGAACATCGGCACTTTGCTCGGTGCATTGTACCAAAGTTTAACTTCATCCTTTGCCAGTTTGTCCGACTTCGCAACCGCCTGACACTCGCCGTAAATATCAATGTCCAGCAGGGAGTATAGCGGTATTTCGCTTTGGTCGCTGATAATGCAATAACCGGGGCCAAAATCAATTCCTGTTTCATCTTGGCCGTATTGACAAAATGCCGTGGCGGTGACTTTGATGGGTTGCGGTTGTGGTTCGGGTGCCGGCTTACTGTCTATTTTGTCGGCGTTTAATAGGGTTATGGCAAGCAGGGTTAGCATGATAAGCGTGAAGGCGATTCGGAATTGGTTATGACTCATTAAGGGGTTCCTCAATATACCACTCGCCATGCCGTAATCCTTTAAGACAACCGAATCCATTGTTGGTTATGGGGTCTTTATAACACGGTCCACATACTCCACCATTTTCGCAATACACTGTTTTATCATCTTGCAAATAAGCCTTGATTGCTTCCCACACCGGAACGGGTTCGCGGACGAGGGACCAGTCAAAAGCCAAAAAAACTGGATTAATATGAACATCATTGCCACTTTTTTCATATGCCAAGTGACCGCTTGCCATTCCCACTGTGTCTTGCCCAATAAGAGTTATTACACTGAATCTTAAATTAGGGTTTTTCTCCAACATGGTTATCATCGCGCTAGTTTTCATTATTTCTCCTCCACTCTGTCTATCGTTACGGTCAGCGTGCCATCCTCATCAATATCGAACAAGTCTATTTCCGGTGCTGATATGTCAATAATTGTATCCTCCATATGGTTTGCGATAATTTCTTTAAGTTCCTCAAATGTGTAGGTGAAAACTGCTTTCATATTTATTCCTCCCGTATATAATGTTTATAGGTGCCATCTTTGCGGTAATCGTTCTTGCTCCTTATATAGATACATTTACCGTTTTTAATTTCGATTGCCGCTTCCTTGCATTCCCCGTTTTCGTTACTGATACAGGTTTTTGTATCACATCCCATGAATATTGTTTTATGTTTCACCTCGGCATTCCTCCTTTCTTAGCGCAGTATCCGCTCTGCTTGCACTCCACAAAGTCCAGATAGCGACATCCTTCCCTAGAACAGTCAAGGCGGGTATAATTCCCGCCACAAACACACTGTTTTTCCTTTAGTTTTTCATGCTGTAGTTTTTTCCACTCGAATTGGGCGTGGCAGGATTTGCATATTATTAGCATTACTTAGTGGCCGGTTGGAGCTTTGATAAGTGGAGATACAACTCGCGCCCTTGCTCTACCGTCAAATCCTTTAGGCTGCCCACCTTATATTTTTCTTGTGCCAGCGCGGACAGTTCCTCGTGGCTCATACCTATTTCGCCGGCCTTGGCGTGAAGCGTGGCCATGTTCTTTGTACCTATCTTCTCCGGTTCTATTACTGGCTTGTCCTCGCCCGTATCAGCCCATTTACGTAACAGTTCTCCGTGTTCCTCGCATAGAACCTCATATTTACCGTCAAAGATATGCGTATTATCTTTCATGGGATTTGCTACATGATTGTCCTGGGATATCATAAGAGTGAGCATACATTCATATTCATAGCCCGCCCGCTGGTCTGCCCCTAGTCCTACTTTTTGAGGTACTTGCTTACCATTTTTTTCCTCTAATACATAAGTATCCTTACCTCTAAGACAAGATATAATATTAGCCTTACAATACAATTGAGCATCAATGAATTTGTTGTGTCTGGGGGTTATTTTCGCCCAATTAGTGTAGGAGTTGCCGGGCATACTGGAATGCACTTCTAATAGTCCGCCCTTGCCGCTCCATTCATGACTAGCAGAATCAATAATGATATTGTCGTATTTCTCTTTTTCACCATATTCTATGGCTTCAATGAACTTTTCCGGTGTGAATGGGGCTTCAATATCCGCTATGTCATAATCAAACTCATCTGCGTAGATATACCCCCTGTCCCCTTCGGTATTGACAAGCAGGGTTTTACCTCCCATTCCTTTACATAATCGTAAAGAGCTATACGTCTTGCCGCCTCCCGAAGGACTGATTAACGCCATTTTTATATTCAGTTTTCGTCTAATTGCTTTTTTGGCTTGAATCGCCAATTGTGTTTCCTCCTTTTAATTTTGATGCGAAATTTTTATGTGTTTGTCTGCCATAATAACTTGGAACCGTTCTTCGATCTATCTCGCTTAACACTTCTTCTAGCGGCAACCCTTTATGGTATCTATAGCGTATTGTAGATTCTTGGATTCTTAATTCTTTGGCCCAATCCGCTAGGGTTTGTTTCTTGCCATTAAAGTAAATAAAAACGTTTTTACTTGTGTTTGATGCTTGTCGATAACCAGGAATCCATATGCAATTGTCAGGCTCATAATTACCATTATTATCTTTTCTTTCAATTGTCAACGAATTGTTATAGCCATTAGTGTAAGCCCAATTTTTAAATAATGAAAAATCCAACCAATTATCATAAACCCTAATGCCTTTTGCTCCATAATGCTTATAACCTGATGCGGTAGGTATATAACATCTAGCCTTCATTCCGCCCCAGATGCGATATAATCTTGTATGTGTATTGCCATGTGTAATGTTTCTTTTCATTAAAGCATCATGCCCCAAACACCCACAGCTTTTTGTTTTTCCGCTTCTTAACGAATTGGATTGAACAATAACAATATTGCCGCATTCACATTGACATTTCCAATAAGCACTTCTTTTTATATAGGCTAATTCTATCACCGTGAGTCTACCAAATTTCAAACTAATCATTGGTTTTATAACGCCCATTTATTCCTCCTTTAAACCTAATTCACAAAAGTTTGATACGTTGCAATAATTGAGACATTTTCTCCCGGGTCCTGGTCCGCCTGCCCATCTTTCCTCATCCGAACATTCTGCCGGCAGAGTTTCCGTCTGCAAGTGCCACAAAAGGGCGTCACGTTTAGGCAAAAAATAAGCCAGCACGTCATCGTCTGGCAGGTATGGTACTTCTATTAGATATGCGTTTTTCGTTACGCCTCGGCTCGTAGCGGCTTGAATACCGCCATCCCGCACCGCAATATCAAGGAACATTTTTTTGATAAGGAATCCGCTATCTTTCAACATTAAGCGGTACATATTAAGCTGTAGGGCTTGTTCGTGTAAGTCTGGTTCGCCCTGTACTGTTTCCTTACGGGTTTTCTCTAATCCTTTACGTGGTCCGGACTTAAAGATTTCGCCGGTAGGGATGTTAACCGATTGGTAACCCAAGCAGCGCATTACCTTGTAGCTCCCGAACGTCTTAGTATCATAAAGGTTGCTATCCTCGTCCATGTAATCAAACGCGCCGGTGATGCCCTCTAGCTCAAGCCGTATCTCGCCCAGTTCGTTGTCTCCTGTATGCTTGTCCAGCAGGCCATGCGCCTTAGTGCCGATAATGCGGAATATAGCGCCCTGTGGGTCAATAAAATAATCCTCGGTGATACCTAAATACGCTTCCCGTGTTCCCTTTTGTAGTTGTGTAACACTGGGTTTGCCCTGCCATTCTCGTTGCTCGGCTATCATGCGCAGGGAGCGAAGTGCCATGCATCTGCCGGCTGGATGTTGGTCTTTAATCCTGCACTCCTTGAAGCATTGCTCAAATATGCAAGTGTTTTCATCTGTACAAGTAAATCCTATAGCTGGCAATTTTATTCCTCCTTTGGTTTCAGGTATCGTGAAACAAACTCGCAAGCATTTTCCACATCTTCTAAAATCTGCGTTAGACTAAATGTCTTGCCCTCATCCCAACAATGACGGTAATCACAGCCGACTTTTATTATTCTGCCATCTGAGTCTAAAAGTTGTTTACTGTAATAAGTGATGCCACAATGGAATGGGATTTCATTCAGAAACTCCGACTTATAATAATCTGGACTTTCATATTCACTACTACCAAATTGTTTTAGTGTCGCAGGTATCCATAATGATTCTGCTAATTTAGCATCCTTTAAATTGTCAAGAGCTATATACAGATACCAAGTCCACCCGTAATAATCGTGTGGTTGTTTAATTTCAAAAGAAACATTATTATGTGTTCCGTAATTCATAGTTAGCGTGTTAAATTTTTTTATCATGTTATCTCTCCTTTTCGTCGGGATACAACAAGGCCGGGTCAATCTCCCGGCCATCCTCATCAACGATATAACGCTCATTATTTAATTCATCTATGACTTCGTGGTATCGGGGTCTGATTGGCCCCCAGTGAGCATCGATTATCATGGGGTTGTCCACGTTGCTATCACGGTTCATGCGTCCTCCTTGCGCTCCGTATTGCCTTTAAGTTGATCGCTAAATTCCATTTGGCTTTTAGCGGCAACGTACCCCAAGAAAGTAAGATCGCTATATACCCCGCCTCCGAGCTTGCCGTCCGACTGGATCTCCAAGATAAACATTTCATTATTTTCATAAACCACTGGTTCTTCTTCCCAGCCCTCTATAGTTATCTTTATTTTTTTATTCAATTTCGTTTCCTCCTTATTAATGATGCAGGGCAGGTAGTCTAAGGGGTTTGAACCCTCGCGTATGAACTACCCTTTCGGGCCTATGCGCGCGCCTTTACTGGTGACTATCGCCCTGCAAATATTTAAGCCCTCAACTGTCATAATCGAGGGCTTGCTAACATATGTTAAAATATAAGTGCCGTTTTGTTTTAGTTCTCTGTTTGCAGCAGGGGGCTTTCTTTTTGGGGCGCTTGAATTGTCCCGAATAAATCATAAATCCCGGAAGAATCATCATTGAAGGTGATTTTTAAGGTGTGTGGGTTAATATCTCCTAAATTAAAAATAAGTTGACTGGACTTGATTTTAAGATGCTCTTGTTCGTGGTCGAGACATTTATTCCAATCTTCAAATTGTTGTCCGCAACCATCACATTTATATATGGTTTTCATGGGCTTGTCCTCCTTATTGCAATAATTCCGTGGTCGGAACCTCAATAGTCCTATTTAGCACCGATGACCAGATCATATAGCTGTCCGGGTCTGACCCTTTATTGTTCCCGTTTTGCCTTCCCTCTAGGACTTTAAATGACTTCTTAAATTCATTGGCTAACTGCTCCATTCGCTCCGAATTGGTGAATAATTTTAATACTGCGGACTTCTGCTCTATTGTAAGTTTAATTTGCTTTAACATGGCTTGTCCTCCTTCTAGTAAAATAAACTCTCTTGCCTTCTTCTCCTATGCACCGGGACCCCACAGTCGTTTTTACACCGGGACAACCTCCCAGGCGGCTGGTTACCACCTGTATCAGCATGCACGCAAACGGTTTGCCTTTCGGAGAGTAGGTTATTCAGTTGTTTCCTTTCTGGTAGATTTTAAGTATTAAAATAATATGGTTGGGTTACGCGGTTGCTCGTGTCTCGTCGATTAGTTTAGAGATTGGGATTTCTAGTGCTTTGGCAAGTTTCTCCAGAGTGAGTAGTGTTGGGTTCATCTGCTTGCCGTTTTCTAGCCGGGAAATCATGTCCGGTCTGATGCCGGTAAGTTTTGAGAGTTTTCCTTGCGATATGCCTAGTTTTTCGCGATTTTTCAATATGGCTGTATATCTTAGCATTTTTGGTATGCCCTCCCTTCATAGGATAATATTAATCTAACTTTGTTTGCGGTTAATGTCAATAGCATAAAACGCATATTAATAAAATGACAAAATGAAAGAAAATTATAGAAAAACATTAAAAAACACTTGCAAACGTTAATAACATCATTTACTATTGACATATAAAGCAATAACATAAATAAAAAAGGGGGAAACAAGAGGTGATAGGAGAAAAAATACAGGAAATATTAAATGCCAAAGGTTTAACACAGGTCGATTTGGCAGAAATGGTAGGTATGTCAGGAACACAAATTAACCGAATCTGCAAAGGGCATGGGATTCCCAATGGGAAGAATATTGATAAAATAGCAAAGGCATTAGACGTGCCAGCACATGCGCTTTATAGCGAAGAGGACGTATACAGCTCTGTTTTAGCTCTTAAAATATTAGAGCAATTACCAGAAGATATTGTTAGGGCTATTGGGAATAAAAAAAATTTAAACTATTTAATCATGGGCTTAAATTTGAGTGACAGCGAATTGTCGCCAGAAGAAATTAAAATGGTGGTGAGGAAACAAGAGGAACTAATAAAGGAGATAGAAGGAGGGAAGTAATTATTGGAAATTAAAAATTAATAAGGCTTAACGCCTTATTTTTTTCACATGGAGGTGATACATGACGCATGAAACAAATGTTCTGTAAGGTTTGAGGGAATAATGTAAAGGAAGTGAAATAATGGTTTTAGTATGTACAGAATTGCCTATAAACATAGCATTTGTTATTAATATTCAGGAGGACATGCTAACAATTAATAGTCTCACGCTAGAGGAGGTTTTAGTTCGTGACGGACGAACAGTTACAGAAATATTTAAGGAAGTGTGCAGCCAGGGGCTTGGGGGACAAAACTATCCGAAATTATCATATCAACTTATTGACCTTTGAAAAATGGCGCGGAGATAAGCTATTAATTGAATTGGTTGAGGATGATATTGATGATTATATTTTCTACCTTAAAAAAATAACTACTATCAACGACACTACATTAAATAACAAACTACGTGATCTCCGAGCCTTTTTAAAATTTGCGCATTCGCGAGGTTGGTGTGATGAGATTGAGATTAGATTATTGAAAGTGCAGGAGCCGGACATAATACCGCTGGAAGATGACCAGTTGAGGGAAATTTACGATGCTTGTAATATGAAGAAAAAATTAGACAGGGTTAGAGATTATACTATTATGCGGTTACTGGAGGAAACGGGTATTAGGCTCTCGGAGTGTATGGGATTAGAGTTTAATGATGTTAACATCAAGGTCGGTAGCGTTAAGCTTAAGAAAACAAAAAACAAAAAGGCCAGGGAAGCTTATCTTACCCCGGCAATGAAAAAAGATTTGAATTTATACCTAGAAGCGCGCAAACACTTCTTGGCAGCAAATGGATTGGAGAACAAAACTGATATATGGATAGCCGTTAAAGCTCCTAGTAAGGGCAAGGCTGTATCCGCAAGAACTATCCAAGAGCAATTGCATAAATATGGAGAAATGGCAGGGATACCCGTGAGGGTGTCCCCCCATACTTTTAGGCATACGTTCGCAAGAAACTTTCTGATTAACGGTGGTGATATTTTTACCCTTCAAGAACTTCTGGGCCATTCATCTTTGGAAATGGTTCGTCGCTATGTCCGTCTATTTGACAAGGACAAGCAAAACTCTTATTTAAAGGTGATGGAAAAGCGTCAAAAAGACAGAAAAAGAAATGGGAAAAAACCTTTCCCATAAACTAGTATTAAAAATTATGGTGCGGGCGAGAGGTTTCGAACCTCCACGTCTTTCGACACCAGATCCTAAGTCTGGCATGTCTGCCAATTCCACCACGCCCGCTTGCTGTTTGCGCTATATAACATATTTGGTAATAACATTTATGTCATATAGCATAAAATCCTAAGTCTTACGTTACAAAAAACATGGTTGTAACCGAAGATAGAACCGTGTTCATAAAATAAACAAAAATTAACATTTATGTTATATACATTTTATTCAAAAGGACAAGCAATTTCTTGATAATAGGCGCATACCTATGGAATACACAGATAAATCTATATAGAAAAGGAGGTTTTAGTATGTTCGCAAAATCCAAAGACAGTCTGTTAATTATGGCAATGGTAATTATTGGGCCATACGTTTTAGAGCTATTCCGGTTTCCGCTTGAGGAGCATCATAAAGTTGGTTTTTTCTTCATTGGCCTTGCTGCTATCCTGCAAATTTGGTTACAGCAAACATCCGAGATTGACAAAATAGGGCAGGTGTTCGAAGCCAAAAAAGTTGATGTAGGCGGGAAGTTCCCACGGCTCGTAAAGGAGGCCAGTAATGATTAAGAATCGGTATAGTTATATTCTCCCCATCGGTCTTGCTCCCAGTAAAATAGAGGGTTGCAGGGAAGAGCTTGAAGCAGCTCTCGGTGGTCATTGCGATTTTGAAATTAATGGCCGGGTGGTTACAATTACCGCCTATAAAGGCAAATTGAAAAAGCGGATTAAGTACCGCCGCCCGGAAGTTGATGAAGGCTTAATTATCCCGATTGGTTACGGCATGGAGGGTGAGTTAATAATTCTAGATATGTCCTCTGACTCGCATTGCTATCTGCTCGCTGGCGGTAATCCTGGGACAGGGAAAAGCGTATTTCTAAATGGCTGTATTGACTGTATAAGCCAGTATCCGTCTGAACATGTGAGGTTTGTTTTTATTGACATGAAAATGGGCGTGGAGCTGGGGAGTTGGTATAGTCTACCGCACAAATGGTTAACAGCAGAAGATCCAACAAGGCCCGAACTAAAGCATGTATTAACTCAATTGTTAGCAGAGATTAAAAAGCGTATGAAGCTATTCAAGGCGGCAGGGGTCAAAAAAATATCAGATTACAATAGGGCTTTCCCCGATAAAAAAATGAACTATATTATGGTTATTGTGGACGAATACGCGGAGATAAAAAACAGTGACAATGGGGACGAATATGAAGTGCTCATGAAGTCTGCTTTACAGATTGGCAGGGCTGCGGGATTAAGAGCGATTGTGGCAACTCAAAGACCCACCACGGATTGTATTTCCGGCACAGTTAAAGCGGTGTTCACTGATCGCATAGCCTTTGCGGTATCAAGCGCGTTAAATAGCCGGGTGATACTAGATTCCGATGGAGCCGAGAAACTTCCTAATGATGTACCTGGCAGGGCGATATTCCTCACGGGCTCACGATTTCGAGAAGTGCAAGTCATGGACTACTCGTCCCCAGTTCTACAGGTTATACCTGATACGGAATACATGGAGTCCACGGTCTAATCATATCAGTAGTAGACAAGCATGGAATGGCTATAGAATGGGTTTTTAAAATGGCCTTAGAATAGGCGAGCGAGTTTGAAAAACGAGAGAGACTATTCTAGTAGACTGGAGGTAACAGTATGCAGGCATACGGCAAGAGTAGGGATATAAAAGTATTGGAGGGGCTAGATGGGTTTAGATACATGACTACCCCGCAAATTGCAGCTTTATATTTTACTACCATAAAAAAGCAAGAGTTCCGAATTAAGAAAACCTGTGAGCGAATGAAACGGATGTTTGATCGGGGCTATGTCCAGCGATTTAGGTTCCCGTCCGAGCCTTATATATTTACTACCGGCGGGAACAAGTACAACCGACAAATACAACATTATTTAATGATCGTGGATTGCTGGATTACTTTGCAAAAATTAAGGCCATCTGGTGGGTCGCTGAATTACCAGGTGGAAATTAAACAGGATGGCGTACAAACTGATTTAGCCGTGGAATATACGAACAATTTCCGAGGTGAGAAGAAGTTATATTGGATTGAAGTGGAGAATGAATCAACGGGGGACATAACAGAGAAGATTAAGAATTATGAGGGGCTACAGTGGTCAAGGCAGGTTAATAACTTGCCGGCGGGTGCATTGGTCATCGTCTACAAGAAACGTGCAACCTTAGCGAAACTACAAGGTGTTAGTTTTGAGATGCCGGTGAAATTGATACACTTTAGCGAGTTTGCGGAAAAATGGGAATGGTAGTCTTTGAAGCGGTTACATTGTAACAAATATAAAAAGAGAGAGCAAAAGCGCAGGCGAAACTGAAAGGAGATTGTGGAATATGACAGGATTAGCGGTATTTATCGTTGCTTGCTTGGGTTTACAGGTGATACTTCATCGGGACAAGAATGACCGTAAGAGATTTAAAGAGATTGGAATATTGATTGAAGCAGAAAAGAAAAGGCGACTCAAAGAGGAAAAACTTAGGACTGTCCGCATAAAACACCCTAAAGTAATTTACCTCGATGATTTTAAAGCCGCCCTTCCCACACAAAGAATAATATAATATGACCTGCGTTCTCTCCTGGGGTTTAAGGGTTTATCCCGCCCCATACATATCATACCCCACTCACACATAATTATTCACAAAAAAAAATAAGCCCCATGTGCGGGGCTTTTAACTTACAACCAATCTGTCTCCTTAACTTTTTTCCTTAAGTCAACGTCGCAAATTTCTGTATAAATTGTTGTAGTTTGAATATTCATATGCCCGAGCAAATGTTGTACTTCTCGGATATTATACCCGATATTGAGTAATGTTGTTGCAAAAGTATGGCGGAAATTGTGAGGGTGTACTTTGGTTCGTTGCCGCCCATCTTGTATATATACTTTTGCCCTTGCCCCTATCTCGTAACACATTTCCCTGACGTTACGGTCGTGTAGTCTACCGCCCTTTCGGTTACAAAAATACCAGTTAGATTCGGGCCGTATGGCCTCCCATACTTCTAGGGCGGCTTTAAGTTGTTCCCCTATAGGTATGTGCCTGTCAGCGTTGCATTTGCCTTCCTGCACGTATATGTCACCCTCTATCATGTCAACATCCGACTTAGATAGATCGCATAGTTCATTCAGCCTTAACCCTGCCCGTAAAAAAGTTTGAATTATCGCGGCTTGGCGAATCCCTGTTGCTGTATCTGCATTAATTGCTGCCAAATATTTTTCTATTTGAGGTGGCTTTAGGATCTTGGGAAGTTTTCGGGTCTTATGCTTCTTTGCTAGCTCCGGCTGGCTTAGGTCGATACCCAGCAACTCCGCTACCTGCTGGGCTTTCTCGGGGTCTAGTTTGTTTAGGTCTATGTTCATGGTTTGGCCTCCTTACTTGCGCCGGGATTTACCGCCCGGCTCGGCGGGATCTATTTCGTTTCTTTTTTTATTGCTTTTTCCAAACACTCGGGGCATAGATTTTTACCCTTGTAATTCCTAAATCCTTTTTGTAATGCCCATTCTATGGAATTTGTTCTATCATCGGCATCTGCACCCGGACGACCGCAGTCATCACAATTAATTAAATAGACTACATATTTATCTTTTGTATGCAGTTTTTTATTTCCTTTTCTCATAATCTAATCCTCCCTTTCTACCTGCTAACTTAGAGACTATTTCCTTCGCCAGCCTTTCCGCATCATGGCCCCTGTATCTCTGCCATGCTCCGTTGGTAGGGCTCCAGCGGAATCCGTTCTTTTTTAACTGTTCTCTAATGTTTGCGTCCGGCTTATTAGGGAATATGATCTGTAGCCTTTGAGCTTCGAGGTTGTCAATTATTTTGATGCCGTTAATTTCGACTGTCTGCTCCTCGATGGTGGTAGTTGCCGCCTGTTCCGCCAGTCGCTCAAGGTGCGCAATTCTGTCCCTAATACCTTTAATTCTGCCGTTGCCGTTACTTGTCATCCATGCCGGGTGAGGCTCTTGCCCTTCTTTGCGCAATTGTTTGTTTTCAGCTATTAAAGCGGCGTGGTTCTCTAATTCCTTGGCTAACTTTTCCTGCAGTTTTTCGATGGCGTTCGCATCGTCAGACTTGATTATTTTGTCACCGTTTACTATTGCCCATATTTTACTGTCAATGTCTTTAATATCGTCATATTCAGCCCATAACGTACGCTCGCGGCTTAAATATTTTTCATGCGCCCTCATGTTATAGTTTGATGGCCCGGAAATCATCATACTTACATGACTGGCTCCGTTAGAGTTGTATTTATTTGTCCAGCTGGCATAATTCGTTGTATAGCGGGCTAATAAGCTGTCTAAACGGGTTTGCGCTTCGGGTGATACTTTAGCCTTGGCCTGCTCTATTTTCTCCCTAGCGTCTTGGATGGTTGCGTTATATTCTGCGGTTGCGCTGCCTTCGTTGTAGTCACTAAAACTCATGTTTTCTTTGCTCTACGTGCCAATTGTTCGTTAATCATTAGTCAAGCACCTCCCGGTTAAATTCCTGCCGGTCATGTATCGGGATGGGGTAGTTGTTAACTTCCCCAAAACGACTATCGCAAGAATAAATAAAATTGCCGCCCATCATCCAGCCGCTTCCCGTTGGTCTGTCTAATGGTTCACAGTGGATATAAGGATTACCGCAAATCTTACGCCTTACAAGTTTAACGCCCGGCGCATCTTCTGACGGTTCATACATTTGCGGAATGCCTTCGCCTATAACGGTTAATTGTTTTACTGTTGAGGATATGCCGTGATTAGTGCAATCGCCTAGTCTCTGCTCTTTAAATACGCTTACAATCATACCCATTGGAGGGCGTTCTACTTTTATACACTTCTGCATGTTGTCCTCTGGTTCTCCGTCTGCGCCGGTTCCAAGGTTAAAGATTCTATTCAGAAAATAAGCCTGTGCGTCCTCAAAGGTTCCATTAATTCGAGTGGTAATTGTGTCTCCGTTTTCATAAATACGTTTTACAGTTATCATTTTCCCTACCGCCTTTCAATTCTGTTTATTTTGCGGTAGAATGAGCTGTGGGGCTCTCTACCGCTTGCCGGTGTTGTGTTCTCTGGATTAGGCTGGTGTTAGCGCATCGGCCTAATCCGCATATTGGGTATTTACCTGAGCCAGTATGCTCCACGGAGTTATAACCGTATCCTTTAAAAATAGATGTTTCGGTAAATTCTCCCTCCCGCCGTTCATTTCGATATAGTCATTTCCAAAAATAAACCGCCTATAAAGAGTCAAGACATAATCGGCCCGGGGTTCAATTTTAGCTATCAGCTCTGACAAGTTTTCCTGATTAAAGTCGCTGATTCTCTTAATTAAGTCTCCATCCTGAGTGGTGATTTGTACCTGATATTGTGTATTATTCATTCCGCTTTCCCTCCAATTCCTTTAGTTCTCCAACACTGCCCGCCGACCGGGTCTCTGTGTGCATTGTCGCACCGGGGACACCAATAAATTATGTAACATTCTCCTAAAACAAAGTCCGGCGGGGTGATATATTCCTCCTCAAAGTCTTCGGCCTCAAATTGACAAAACGGACACAACATAAAAATCCCTCCTATTTATTTTCCCTATTTTCTTGATACCCTACCTCGCTCCTTTTTAAAGCTGTCGGACTTCTTTTTCTAAGTCTTCAATCATGCTCCCGGTTTACTATGACCTCTCCGCCTTGCCTACTTCGCCAGGGCTGCTGCATCGCCATTAGATGCGGGGTGTCTGGCTTTCGGCTGCGGAGAGGAGTTAAGCTTTTCGGGGCTCTGGCGCCGGCTGGCCCGGCTGGCCTTGGGTGCCACTGAGGGATTAATTAACTGATATTGCTCCCCCTAATCCAATTAAAGGATTTGGCGCTTTTGAATAGCCTCTTGCTCGGGTGTTCCTGTTAATCCAGATTAACGCCTCAAATCTTGTCATGCTATTAAAATCAGGGACTATGGTTTTACGGCTTTTTAATTTATAGGTATATTCTCCATAGGTTACTGTTGGCATTGGATTTGTTCTCTTCATCATCCTCGCCGCCTCGCTTTCGTTTCGCCGGACTGGCTCCGGCGGGCCTTCCTCCCCGGTATCGGCTGTTGTCTTGTGTCATATCGTTTCCTTCCAACGCAATGCCCTTGGATGGCTTTTTGCTTTCAACTCTTTTGCTTTAATGCAAAATATTCTTTGCAAGAAGGTTGGTTGTAATGTGAAATACCAATTGTCGGGGCTATAATACCTAGTTACTGTTCCCCATGTTTTAAAATATTTCGAATAAAACCTCATTCCTGGCTTAATCTTCATTCCTATTCCTCCCTTTATAATCCTAAAGATATAAGTTTACGCCTGCCGTAATATTTAACTGCTCCTAACTTTTTGCCTTCTGCTTTAGTTAACACTTTATCTATCATATCTCGGATTGGTTTATCTACTCCCCTGCTAAAATCCTTACTTGTAATAGTTTCAAGCATTTCTAATGTGGACTTCAATGCTTCATACATATCGGGGGCGGTGACCATCAGCCCTATATCTCCGCCCTCTCCATATATACCACTAGAATCGGGTTCAACCCAAAAAACAGGTTTTCCATTACTGTCTAAAATATTATTGCCATTTCTTTCCCACGGTCCTTTTGTGTATTCCATTATTTAGCCTCCTTACTTCTCGCCGGATAAGCCCCCGGCTGGGCTTGCGTGTTAATTGAATCTTTTATTTACATATTCTTCAGTGATGTACCTTTCAGCTATTTGCTGTGCGTCTAAACCTTCACCGTGATTGTATTTTTGACCTTTAATATTAAAGATGTTTATTATTTCTTCTCTTGTATTCGCAAAGTCAGTATAAACAGTTTCAGCATATTCTTCGGTATGTTCGTATCTGTATGCAGGCCATGATTTTAATTTACTATTTTCTCTCCGCAAAGCTTCGAACCGTTCGACCTTTTTAAGTAATTTAGCTTTTTCCATTCCGTCCGCCTCACTTTCATTTTATTTAAAATCTTTATGCAGTTCTCAAAGAGCTTTTTTCGGTTTGTTGCCGGTTGGTTTGTTTCCGTGATTTAAATATAAACCTTTGTTTTCGCCTTGTCAAGTGTTTTGGGATAAATATTTTTATGTGCTTAAAACCTGCATTGTGTCGGGCTTTGCTCGCCACCTAGTCTTAGTATATGCAAATTATTTTAGGATTATTATAAAAAAGTTTTGGAATTTTATTAAAATTATAGCAAGTCGCAGGAATGGCTATGTAGTGGGGATTGTGGGAGTTAGTGCTCGATTACCTCCAATTTTTAGCCGCTCACCAGCCGTTTTGGAATTTTTTTTGTGCTATTGTAATATCATAGGCAAGATAAATAAAGCATCGGATTTGCGTCTGGTGTTTTTTATTGCCTAAAATTAAATAAGAAAGAGGTTGGCTTTAGATATGCCGACTAGAATTACAACGTATGATCAGGCGTTTAGGACAATTAATATGCCCTATAATGAAAAAGCAATTACCATTATTAAGGAATTGGAAAAAGAGGGTCATACTGAAAGAAGTATTTGCTATGCAATATGGCGGGACAGACCAAACCTATTTAAGCATAATAGAGATCAAAATTTTTGGGATTATTTTATTAATAGAATTAAGGTATGGTCCTGGGCTACCGATGACCCACGTTGGGAATTACATTATAGAAAAAAAGTTGAAACGGAAAAAGCAGCAGCGGAACAAGAAAGATTACGCGAAGAAATGAACGCAAGAACTTTTAAAAAACCAACTTGCCATCTATATAATGGTTTTATTTATTTTATACAGGGTGAGAATGGCGGGCCAATAAAAATAGGTTTTGCGAAAAACATTAAAGATCGCATTAAAACCTTACAAACCGGCTATCCTGATGTGCTTAAATTGTTGCTAGCATTCCCGGGTAACCTTGAAATTGAACAAGAGATGCACAAACAATTTAAGCAGTATAAGTTAAATGGTGAATGGTTTAATCCGTTACCGGAATTAATAGATAAAATAAAAGAATTTACCAAGTATCATATTGAATTCGCTACCCCTAATAAAGAAAATCCATTAAGAAGTTATATGAGACAAATGGCCGGAACTAATTAGTTGCCGGTTTTTTAATGAGGTGATTTCATGCGAGATGGATACAAGCTAATCCTAGCAGATAGGATATTCCGGGATACCATAATCAGAATCTACCGCAAATTGTAATTAGCTTTGCCCGCACAGTTCCGGTCTGGGTTCCCTCCTTCTCCTGGGCCGGACAGTGGGCAAATTTTTAAAGTGGCGAAAAGCTACTATACAAGGTAATTTGCTGGCGATGAGCCGGCTTTTATATTTTCTGGAATTATGTGGGCTAGATCGGGAAGTTGCTGTCCTGGTCGAAAAACTGGCAAGCCTTAGCCAGTCGCCCGCTTATTTTATTTAAGGCGAACGCTTAAAAGGCAGGTGTCGTAATGGGTAAAAAAATATCAGATTATCAGCAGGAAATTGAATTATTGAAAGAGGAAGTTAATAGACTTACTAAACTAGTCGATAAATTAAGTAAACCAACTAAAACTAAACTTCCGATTCCGCCCTATATAATAAAGGAATCAATTAAAGTTAATGAAGAATGGCACAGTCGCGAATATCCCTATGAAGCTTATGACCAAAAACGCAATATAATGATGTTTAGTATTGTAGAGAATAAATGGATAAGATACGCGCGAGCCGTGTATATCGTTGAGCATGGAATAATACCAAAAGAATATTCGGTCTATCAACTGGACGGTGATAAAAACAATTATAACATAGATAACCTGGCTGCTATGGATATTGACTCATGGAACGCTATGCGCTCTCAAGAGGTGTATTAATATGGCAAGAGCAAGAAACATTAAGCCCTCATTTTTTACGAATGAACAATTAGCAGAATGTAGTTCCTGGGCGCGGTTATTATTCATAGGATTATGGACAATAGCAGACCGTGAAGGCAAATTAGAGGATCGGCCTAAAAGAATAAAAATTGAACTACTTCCTTATGACGATGTTAATGTTGATGAACTGCTAGACGAACTAAACGGTCAGGAACTAATTATTAGATATGAAGTTGAAGGAGAAAAATATATACTCATTCCTAAATTTGTGAAACACCAGAACCCGCACCAAAAGGAACAAGCAAGGGATTATCCTTTCCCGAATGGATATGAATTATCAGAGTTATAATACAGAAACCCGATACTAGCACCAGACTAGCACCAGACAAGTCTGATACAAAACTCATACTAGCCCAGCTGAATCCCTATTACTTTATATTGAATCCCTATTATTGAAAGATGAACCCTGAATCCTGAAAGAGGTTCCCTTTATATTGATTTCTTTATTCTCTTTGCTTACTTTCTCTTTTTCTTTGAGGATTTAAAAAACAAAAAATATTTAGCCGGTGAGAATTAACTTGCCGGCTTTAGTATTGATTATTGGAGGTGAATAAATGAAGTTCGAAGTGGATATAAAAAATAGATTAAACCACCTTAAAGAATTAATTAATGATTTAGACGATGATAGATTGTATACCGGCAAACAATTTAAGGTATTGCAGTTATCACTTGTGGACGTGTTTGAGACTTATGTAAATATTGGAGGTGAATAAACATGGAATCACCTTTTAATAATAAACAGCATCTATGTAAGTGTGGGGGTAAAGATTTCTATTTAATATTGGAATTGTTATTTGATGCTCAAGGCTCTTTTAATCACAAGGATGGCTGAAAGTTTAAATGTATTAAGTGCGGAACCGTTTATGATAAGAATGGACGGGAAATAGAAGGGAGTTGAGAACATGGGCAGGCCAGCAAAATGGACTGAATTAGATATGCCATCACGACTGGAGAGCGTAACAGGATGGGCAAAACAAGGTTCAACAGATGAAGAAATGTGCACGATGTTAGGGATTAGCACTACAATATTTTATGAATGGAAAAATAAATATGCGGAGTTCGCGGAGGCAATAAAAAAAGGCAAGGAAGTTTCTAACGGTGAGCTAATTAATGCTGCTTTCAAGCTGTCAACGGGCTATAGAGAGGTAGTTACAGAGCCGATTAAGGTCAAAAAGCAACGATTTGAGGACGGCAAAGTACTTACAGATGAAGAAGTTGAGATAGTGGAGTATGAGAAATACTATGCTCCGCAGCCAGTCTCCAACATATTCATGGTCAAAAACCGATTTAAGGAAGATTATAAAGACAAACATGAAGTTGATAGCAATGTTAGTGGCAATATCGAGGTAACATTCTCTGATCCGCAACTAGACGAGTGGGCGAAGTAATTGTATATCTATGCAGTATTCAGTATATAGACTGCATATTATGCAGTATTGACAGTTATTAGGTGATATATGGCTTAAAAGTAATCCGCATTGAACTCATTTAGGATAAACAGTATTGATTGATAGGATTAGTATGATGTGTGCTGCTACTGTGATGATAGTATGCTGTTACTAGTCAAGGTTAGCGGCAAAGCCAGTTAATTAGTAGGACAGCAAAGCAGGTTCTAAGAGCCAGCGGTTAGCAGAGGTAGAGCAGGAGACAGCGGTGCAGGCTGACGGGAATGACCCCCCGTATGCCACCCCTGGGCCTCGCACACCAGCACTATACAGAGTATGTTGTCTGCGCAGTAAAATATATTTCCCACAGCAACCCCCCCTATGCTTACCTGGAAATAAAAGGAACCCCTATGGGGTAGGCATATTTTAATTATAAAGCATCTTCATGGCGAGGGTGTTTTTTAATGTCATAAATTGAGGAATTGCCGGATAACTACCGGCCCCCTCTTATATTTAGGAGGGATTTCATGTTAATAGATCATACATTATTTGGAGTGGTTGACAAGGTAGCCATTGCTATTGAGCGACTAAAGGCGTTTAAGCCACCAGAGGGTTATTACGGCGCATTTTCAGGTGGTAAGGATTCAGTAACTATTAAAAGACTTGCCCAGATGGCTGGTGTAAAAGTGGATTGGCATTACTCACTTACTACTGTTGACCCGCCCGAATTAGTTCAGTTCATCAAACGAGAGCATGGGGACGTGATTATTGAACGACCAAAGAAAACCATGTGGCAGTTGATCCCGCACAACCTAATGCCTCCGACGAGATTGGCCCGCTACTGTTGCCGGATACTAAAAGAAGGTGGAGGGGAAGGGCGAGTTGTTATAACTGGAATACGGCAACAAGAAAGTGTTAAGCGGTCAAAGAGACAAATGGTTGAACAGGACAGGAAAGACAAAACAAAAACATACTTAAACCCAATTATAGACTGGTCAGAATCAGATGTTTGGGAGTTTATAAGGGGTTATGGAATACTGTATTGCAGTTTATACGACGAAGACTTTACCAGATTAGGTTGCATTGGCTGCCCAATGGCAGGAACTAAAGGTCAACTAAAAGATTTCACTAGGTGGCCGAAATATAGAGCCGGATACCTAAGGGCTTTTGAAAAAATGATACAGGAGCAAAAAAAGCGAGGTAAAGAACCAAATTGGCACACGGGCGAAGAAGTCATGGCCTGGTGGCTTCAAATGTCAGGGCGTGGTGGAATATCGCAATGCAATGACGACCAGACCGTAATGTTTGAGTAAATTCCGAACCAAATATTATACCCTATTCCCCAGCCATTAGCAAATCCCCCATCAATCTCAACTGTACAACTAATTTCCTGCCCCGTCACAAAGAGATATAATAAAACCTATGCCATGTATCCAGAATTAAACTGAACGTCGTGGTGGGGCAAATAAGAGGTAATAAGGAGAAGAAGGAGAGGAAAACCGGAATGATAGAAGTCGAGCAAATTCCATTAAATTATCTACTTAATTTCTATGACATTGAACTCATGGAAGAATTTGAGATAACGAACATGGCGGATAGCCCTTACCATTTCAATAATTGTGGTTCGCTTTGCAATTGCAATAATGAGATTAGAGATGAAATACTAAGTACTTTACTTACTGAACCTAAATGGTTTAAAAGAAGTCGTAAGATGTGGGCTAGTATGAAAAAGGATTAAGGAGGGAAAACCCGTGAAGCAAAGGATAAGCGTGGAGAATTTAAGCGAGTTGACTGCCGAGCAGAAGGATAGGCTAAGGGACTGGTGGAAACCGGTAAAGGGAGATTGGTATTGTTATCTGCCCATTAAATTTGTAGATGTAATAAACACTAGTTTAATTATGCACTTAGAGCGCATAAAAAAAGATCATTATCCCCTTTTATCTATAGGCCAGTGTATTGAACTATTAAAAAACAACAATGCCTTTAAGCGGGATTACGATGAAGGTAGTTTTGCGCAATTGCCGGGTGCATTTATTACGTTATGTTGGGATGAAAGAGATTGTCCTGAGTTCATAGATGCTCTTTGGCAAGCCGTCAAAAAAGTGTTGTAAGGAGGAAAACCATGACTGACAATATATACCCCTTCCCAAAGATAAACTACACAGACCTAGATATCGCCATGGAGTGCTGGAATAAAGCTTATGAAGCCGGCGAGATTAAAGGCTTGATGATACTGGTTAAGAACCATGACAATTCCTTTGTGATGGAGCAGGCTGGCGAGTTGAGTTACTTCGAGAGGTTGGGGTTGCTGGAGCATTTGAAGTTTGAAGTGCTGATGGACAGCGAGCCGGATGATTATTAACCCCCGGCGTGATTTTTACCGGCAATGGTTTTAGGACTAGGGCATAAATTTTAAACAGATAACAATACGCCTTTTGTAAGGGCGTTATTTTTATGGCAAGGGCAAAGCAAGGTAGAGTGAAGCTGGAAGATGAAAGGTGGAATTTTAGTGAGCGAGCAAGGCGAAGTTAAAGGTGTTTTTGATACTGAAAGTTTAGCAAACCTCGTAGGGCAGACAATATATAACCAAGGGAAGGCCAAAATATTCAACATATTAGAAGCTGCAATGCCACAGAATAATCAATTGGCGGCAACTAAACGGGTTAGTCAAAATATTTTATCCTCTATCGCTAAGGATGTTGCCGACCAACTAAGAGAGGTTCTTGGTGATTGGCAACAGGAAGTAACTGCTGGTGGCGAAGTATCTCCTGAAGACGAGAAACAAGCTCGTAAAGAATACGAGGAAATTAAGCAAATAATTAGATAACCGGCTAGTCCTTGTCGGTAATTTTAAACAGATAAACACACCGTTTCTTTGAGGCGGTTTTTTAATGAGGATTTTTAATGAGGAGTTGACGGATTGAAGCAGATTTACAAGCGTGAATATATAGAATTTTTACGAGCTGGGGTGAAAGTCGCGAGAACTAAAAACCGCTTCTGGTTAATTGATTCGAGAAAAGGATATTGAGGGAGGAAGTTAGATGAAACCTTTGAAAATATTTATATCAGCTCCGTTATCTAACGGTGGGCAGGCTGATAATGAAACTATGATGGCTAACATGGAAAAGGCAGTTCTGGCAGGAATTGAGTGTATTAAGAAAGGGCAATATCCGTTCATTCCGCACCTTCACCTGTTCACTCACACATTAGCGGAGTCGCAGGGATTAGAGATACCCTGGCAGACGTGGATGGATATTGATGATGCGTTCTTACATTGTTGTGATGCTATCTTATGTCTCGGTAGTAGCAAAGGAAGCAATATTGAGTTATCGGTAGCAAGGGACATGAAGATACCAATTTATTATTCAGTTGATGAAGTGCCGGATTTTAAATCATTCGTGGTGAGTTCGTTCGAGGATAGTCCATATTGAACTAGTAAGTAATCCTTACTAGTTGGAGGGGGGAGAGCCAATTAACAGATTAACTAGAGAATGCCTTGACTTGTATCTTAGCGGAAAACAGAACAAAGAGATTGCCGAGATAATTAGTAAGAAATATGCCGAACATTTCATATCAGCGCAAATACACGATAGGATTAAAAACTGCGCTGAATACCAGATGTATAACAGAGCGAGAAGGGGTGAGATTGAGCCGCCACAAGGTAAAGTTAGTTTTGAATATAAGGCCAACGGTGACAGCATATCGGAACGCATTATCGAGATAAGTCAAGCAGAAGAAATAACCCCCGAATTAATGATGAAAAAACATGGGTTAGTACCGCATTTATGGGAAGTCATAGCATATCGCAACAATTATTGGCAGGTTCAAAAGAAGGGCGGTAAAAGACTTACCCTTTATCAATCAAGACTAACCGTAAAACCAAGAAAACAGGGTTTGTCATTAGATGCGATAGATGAGCATTTTAAGGAATTAGACAGAAGGTTTGAACCCATAAAGCCAATGAATTTCCATCCTAATAAGATAGTGAAACGCAATCGTATGGCAGAAGTAAATATTGCCGACCTCCATTTCGGTAAGATGTGCTGGCATGGGGATACGGGCAATAATTTTGATTATAAAATAGCGATGCAGGTTTTTAAGGACTTAATTGAACGAATTTATATTGAATTACCAAGGGATTTGGATTACATAACTTTTGTTTGGGCAAATGACTTTTTTAATTGCGATGGGATAAATAACGCAACCACGGCAGGAACCCCGCAAAGTGTAGATATTCGTTGGCAGAAGTTATTTAACAAAGGTGTAGAAATGCTAGTGCAAGCCATTACCTTGTTTTCGGAAATTGCACCTATTGAAACATTCTATACCGCTAGTAACCACGATGAATTGACAGGGTATCATGCTCTTAAATATCTGGAAGCGTGGTTTAGAAAAGATAGTGATATTGAGATTGACACTTCGCCAATGGCTAGGAAATATATGCTTTACGGCAATACGTTACTGGGATTCACTCATGGCGATAAAGAAAAGCCTAATAGGTTGTCATCATTAATGCCTATTGAAGCGAAGGAAATGTGGGGTAAGGCAAAATTCAGGGAGATGCACACAGCGCATTTACATTCTGAACATATGATTGAGGAAATTAATGGCGTGATTGTCAGAAGGATTGCATCGCCAACAGCAACCGATAATTGGCATTACACTTCGGGTTATGTTGGAGCAGTTCGAAAGGCCCAAACTTTTATTTACGATAAAGAGATGGGATTAACAAATATAATTAATACGCCTGTTTTGGATTATTAAGGTTGCAATAATTCGCTTTTGGGAGCCTTATAGAAGGTTGGATAGCCGGGTGTGGAGTGGCGAAGTGAATTTTAAGGGGTGATTCAATTGGAAAGATCGCGAGCGTATTTGCCATAGTGATTTTATCATATATGATCTACCTGGTGTTGACCGGGGAGAAGTAAGTTTGGTAACAGATACCCGAAAGGTATTCGATTATATGGAGGCTCCCTATCCTTGTCGAAAGGCTAAAGTTCATAGACGTTGCGCCTGCGGCTGTAAGGGAGAAAAGGCGTACAATTTATGAGTGGTGGCGGAATAGGTAGACGCTAACCCCGACTTGCTCCGTGTTCGGGGATATGAGGAGAGTTAACGGTGTGCGTAGAACCTTCCGAGATGAAGCAAAACTATACTCTATGTAAGGTGTAAATCCTTACCCACTCACAAATTCTTACTCGACTGAAACATACTCAAATTAAATAAACATGCTCACGAACGCCTGAATTGGGGTGTTCTTTTACTTGACGGTCAGTTGACTAGTCAAAGGTGGTGATAAATATAGCAACCGCACAAGCTAGGGCTAAATCAAAATCTAAAAACAAAATAGACATACCCTGGAAACCACAGGATAGGCAATTAACCTTTCTAAGGGCTTGCGGGATGTCGCACCCTTTTGATGGTGGAGGACCAAAGCCGCCGGTTGCTGTATTTATTGGCTATGGTGGAGCGGCGGGCGGCGGAAAATCGGACTCTCTTGTAGGCGTAGCGGTGATTGCAGGTTTGACATTTCCGGGCATTAACATTGGTCTTTTTAGGCGTACCTACTCGCAGTTAGAAGGACCGGGGGGTATCATCTTAAGAAGTCAAGAATTGATGGCTGGTTGGGCTTCTTATAACGGTGGTATGCGTAGATGGACAATGCCTAATGGGTCTTTGCTACAGTTCTGCCATTGCGAAAATGAAAACGATGTTTATAATTATCAATGTTTTACACCGGACACGGAGGTATTGACACTTGACGGTTTTAAATTCGTATCTGCTGTAAAAGTAGGGGAAATGATAGCAACCATGAATCCTGAAACTAGGATAATGGAATATAAGCCAGCAAGTAAAGTGTATAAATATCATTTTGATGGAGAGTTGGTTGTGTCCGATAGTAAGCGCAGAGGAGTTTCTTTTGCAGTTACACCTAATCATACTATGTGGGCAGGAACCGTAAGAAAACCTAAGATAAGACCATTTAGGGCAGATGAATTGCCTAAAGAAGCTGTGTTCCCTACTTATGCAAAATGGGAAGGAAATAAACCGTTAGAAGTTATCACTTTTAACAAGATTGGCAATAACGGTAAATCTTACTCATTTAAAAGTCAAGATTGGGTAAGATTTTTGGGTTGGTATATTTCAGAAGGTTCTCGCAGGAATAGTTTAAAGGGTGGATATAGGATATATATTTCCCAAAAGAACGAGGAAGGTAGAAACGAAATTCGTGACCTTCTTGATAAAATGGCGATTAATTATTATGAAGGCAATGAAGATTTTGTTTTAGCTTCAAAACCAATATGCGAATATTTGGGGAAATTTGGCATTAAAGCAGATTGTAAAGAACTAACGCCTGAGTTAAAAACACTGGATATTGAACACTTGGAAATACTATTGGATTCCTTGGTAGCAGGGGATGGAACTTGGTATAAACGGGGCTATCAAGGCCATTTTGTTTCGTCCTCAAAAAAACTTGCTGATGATGTTATGGAAATTGCTATAAAATGCGGATATCGGGCAAGTATTACCGAACAACAAGGTAATGATGAAAAAAGTCCGTATGGAACTAAGCCAAGATACCATGTTTCTCTTTATAACAAACAAGGGGATACCCGGACAAGGAATATTAAACGTGAGAAATATTGTGGGGATGTTTATTGCTTAACCGTCCCCCCACACCACACTGTTCTCATTAGACACAAGGGTAAAACAATGTGGACAGGGCAGTCTCAACAATTCGATATTTTACTGTTTGACGAAATGACGCAGTTTAGCGGCACTCAAATAAGATATTTATTATCCCGAAATAGGGCCACAAAAAATGGAGTAGTTCCATTTACGGCAGGGGCAACAAACCCTGGCGGAATAGGGCATTTATTTTTCAAGGAACAATTTGTAGACCCTGGTGAACCGGAACAAGTTCATGATGTTGAAGTTGAACCGGGTATATTTGAGAAACATATCTTTGTTCCTGCGAGGTTAGAGGATAACCAAATACTAGAACGCCGTGACCCTGGATACAGAGCTAAGTTAGAAGCACAACCAGAAGAAGTAAGAAGGGCCTTGTTGTATGGCGATTTTGATGTATATAGCGGTAGGTTTTTTACGGAATACGATAAGCGCATTCACGTTATTCCTTCCTTCCAAATCCCCGTATGGTGGAAGAGGGCAAGGAGTCTTGACTATGGACTTGATATGACCGCCTGTATCTGGTGGGCAATATCTGATTCCGGTCAATGCTACGCATATAGGGAATTGCATCAACCAGGATTAAATTTGACAATGGCGGCAAAGAAGATAGTCGAAATGACCCCGGCAGACGAGCATATATCATACACTACCGCTTCCCCTGATTTATGGAATCGTCGGCAAGAGACGGGGGCCTCGGGCATGGAATTGATGTCAAAGGCCGGTCTTAAGGGGTTAGTGAAGGCTAGGCATGATAGGATACAGGGTTGGAGGGTCATGAGGGAACATTTGCAACCCTACGAGATAATTAGCGAAGATGGCGGGGTTATTCTTGACGAATACGGTAATTCAAAGAAAATGGCACAGATGCAGATATTTGAGAACTGCAAAAACATGATTAAATATATCCCATTATTGCAACATGACGAACACAATGTGGAGGACGCATCCAATACACCACACATCGTTTCGCATATTAATGAAAGTTGTTTAACTGGTGATACCATAGTAAATACCGTTGATGGTGATATTCCAATTAAAGAACTGGTTGGCAAAAGCGGTCAAGTTTATTGTTTCAACCTTCAAAATAATTCCCCTGTTATTGGGGAATTTTCTTTTGTCCATCTTGCCCGGTCAAATGCAGAGATATATGAGGTTGAACTAGAAGATGGGCGGATATTTAAAGGTACACCTGATCACAAGGTATTAACTCAATGCGGGTGGAGGGAAATTCAGTATTTGTTACCGGGTGATGATATTGTCGAAATCGGTTTACCGCAAGGGGGGATTTAATGTCACAAATAATTATTTATGATGACATAAGCTTCTATCAATGTGCAAACGGATATTATTCCAATGGGCGGGCACAAAGACTACACCGTTATAAATGGGAAAAAGAAAAAGGACCCATCCTACCGGGTTATCATATTCATCATAAAGATGAAAATAAAGATAACAACGAACTAGATAACTATGAAATGTTGCCAGGTAAAGAGCATCTTAGTTTACATGGTAAAAGTCCTGAACACATTAAAACGTTGTTGAAATACGGAGAGATGGGTCGCAAACTTGCGGAAGAATGGCATCATTCTAAAGAAGCAAGTGAATTTTCTAAACAAAATTGGCCCAACTCTCTTGGATTGCATATGAACAAGAAAATAATAAAACAATGTGAACATTGTGGAAAAGACTTTGAAACAATAGAAATGTTTACTAACCACGATAAATGGTGTGGCAACAACTGTAAATCAAAGGCAAGGCGGGCCAGTGGAATTGATAACATAACCAAAACTTGCGTTGTGTGTGGAAAAGAGTTTTTGGGCAATAAATATGAAAAAACACAAACGTGTTCAAGAAAGTGTGGTTCAGAATTAAGTCGAATAAAGAGAACCGGGGTTAAACAGCCTTCTAGGAGAGTGGTGTCACATGGTTAGGGTAAAATCAGTTTCCTTTGCAGGAACAGAGGATACATACGACTTGACTGTAAGGGACCATCACAACTTTAGCATTTGCGGTGGTCTTATTGTTCATAACTGCAGATATTTCTGTATGTCCCGCCACCCCGAGTATTCGCGCCAAGAGCAGTTATTATTTCCTAAAGGCACGTCCGCGGCTGATGCCGAGCGTATCCGCACGAACATGGACTTCGCCAAGGTGTACGCCAAGATGCAGAATCAACAGCAGATAAGAGGAGGGTGGTGATCAAATGTTTAAATGGTTTTTAGCCGAAAGTAAAAGCTATATGAATTATGGCAAGAGTTATCCAAAGTGGAAGTTTTGGTTACGTTTCCCAGTAGCCTATATTAGATTTAGTTATTATCTAGCAATTAATTAGCCCCGCAACCATCCGGTAATTCCGGTAAGTTGACGGGGTTTATTTATGAGTAAAAATAAGGAGGAATTGGAATGTCGAAATGCGACAAGTGTATTCACGATGGAGTTTGTTCCCTAAAGGAAAAATATAACGGGTTGGTTGAAAGATTGAAAAATGAGTTTGATTTTTCGGAACAAAATGAGCCTTTTAATATAGTGGTGGATTGCCGAAAATATACCAACAAGGTGCAGTGTTATCCGTATTCTCCGTACTACTACCAGCAACAACAGTGTTATCCGTATCCTGTTACTTGTAACCAATACAAATATATTTAACCCTGCTTCGGCGGGGTTTTTCTTTTGAAGGCAGGTGAATAGGTGAATAAATTAATAATAACCAATCTATTCCAAAAAGAAGTGACAGAGCATTTAGCGTTGTTAGGTGAACACCATTTACAAAGCAAGGGAATAAAACCGGACTCAGAAATTAAACAGGAATATTTTTATATGTTAGAAGCTGCATTTATGGCAGGAGTGAGGATTGAGAGAGTTTTAAGAGATATAGAATAAATAACCATACCGCTACGGCGGTTATTTTTATTGCCCAAAAGTAAAGGCAGGTGAAGTTTATTGAGTCTATTAGACACCCTAATGCGACCCGTAAAGGCGGTGAGAAAGAAATTGGCAGAACGCAAACAGACCAAAATGGCAGAGGACAAAAAGACCGAGTTAATCGATAAATGGAAGATTCAGTTTGAGTCCGACAGAAGGGCTAAGAGTCCTATAGATTCGGAAATAAACGAAAACGAAGAATATTATCAGGGCAAACGCACCTTCGGCAATCTCCGTGACGAAGGCTACAACCAAAGCCGCGAAGTTCGGACAGTCATTAATCTAGTGCGTACACCCATCGAAGCCCTTATTGACCTATCCGTACCTCAACCCGACCTGTCAGCAGTAGCCCGAGACGATGAATACGCAGTTAAAGTGATGAACAGATATGTTGATTATGTCTGTAAGTCGCAGGACTTAGAGGAAATCAACCTAGAGAATGAGCGCAGAGTCAAGAAGTTCGGCGGCGCGTTCTACAAAGTGCATTGGAATAACGCCATCAAATACGGCTCGTATGTGGGCGATATAGAGATAAGTAATCCTCATCCGAAGCATATTATTCCGAACGCTGGCTGTATCAGTATGGATGCTATGGAGCATTACCATCATGTGATTAATCAGACCCAGAAATATACGCTTCGTCGGTGGAAGGGTGTAACTAAAGAGGACTTGGAAGATAAAGCAATCCTCTACACCGAGTATGACGAACTGGCAGATGGAACCAATAAGGTTACGGTTGACGGAACCACAACGTCAAGCTCCAATGAGTCTGGTTTAAAGCGATATACCATTATCGAAACGTCATACTTAGACGATGATGGCGATATGGGCAAGCTCTGGTGGTCTGGTGAGTTACTGCTTGACCATACCCCAAAGTTCTATTGGCACAGGGATGATAATGGCGAACCTACCGATGTTGAGATATTGGAATTAGGAACATTAATCAGAACCGGCATAGATGACGCAGGGCAGCCGATAATGAAGGCAATCGAGGAAATATCTACCGACACTGATATGCAGGTGCTTGATGCTGCCGGCAATCTGATAGGTATTAAAGTGGACTATTACATACCTACCGGCTGGGACATAATCTATCAGCCTTACCTGCCCAAAGACTTATCTTTCTGGGGTACTTCGATGATAGACGATATTAAAGATTTGTATGAGTCAATCCTAAAGGCCGTCTATATTCAGGAAGAGTCGTTCCTTAGAGGACGTAAAAAGATAATTACCGATAATGATGAGGATGCCAAAAAGATAATGGACCCTGGTACAGAGGTTATTAGACTCGTCGGAACTGTCAAGGAGATTGACATCGGCACCACTATCGACGGTATCGGCTGGATAAACTGGCTATGGTCGCAGATACAGCTTATCACAGGAGCGACTAACTCTGCGATGGGCATACATGACCCCGGCGTTAAGTCTGGCAAGCAAGCTCAATTATATGTGTCGCAGGCTAACTTTAAAGCTAACCTAGCCAGTACCTATAAGGCGATAGCTTATAGGAAACTGTATCGGACGGTAAGCGATTTTGCTATGGCATTTTGTGACGATGACAGACCGTTTAGGTTAAGCGGTGAGAAGAATAAGCCGGAATATGGGAAGTTCTCTCGGCTGTCAATGCTCCGGGATGATAGTGGAAATGTTATCTATCCGAACTGGGATATAAGCGTATCGGCGCAAGCTGGATTCTTGCAAAATAAGAGCGAAGTTTTTAACCAAATAGTTCAACTGGCTTCACAACATGCTTTTGAACCTACTGCGGGCAATGTCGCTTATCTTAAGGTTCTGCAGAAACTTGGAGTACCATATATGGAGTCTATTGTCAGAGATTTGGAAGAAGCCTTGAAGAAGCAGGAGGAAATGGTCAAACAACAACAAGACTTACAAAGACAACAGATGAAAATACAACAGCAGAATCAGGGACAGAATCAGCAGAATCAACCACAAGCACCACAGGCTCAACCGCCTAGCCCGGAAGAAATCATTAAGCAACTTCCGGTTCAACAGCAAGCGCAGATGATGCAGATGTTACAGACCGACCCACAGCAAGCAATGGCGATGATTCAAAAAATTATGGGAGGAATACAGAATGGATAGTTATAGTTCTATGCGAGAAGAAGTGTTAAGTTATGGTTTTAATCGTGAAACTTGTAGGTTTAGTGTATTAAAAAACGACCAAGAAGTTTTTTCATTTTCGGGACACCAAGCGGTTGTTTTTAGTGATTTCGTGGCTTCTGCTATTAAAGATTTTAAGGATTTTGGTTGTTTAGTTACGGAACAATTATCCAAAGAGCAACACGACCATTTCAGACAACTACATGAGGAACAGGAGTACGGAGGAGTACAGAATGGCAACTAAGAAACCAGCACCAAAGAAGGTTGATAAAATAGAAAAGCAATTCATGGACAGCAAATTTCCACCTAAAGGGACGAAAAAACCCGTGTTGACAATAAGCATAATTCCAATGGGCAAACCTCCTATACCAAAGGGTGGTAAAGCAACTAAGAAAGGCGGCAAATAGATGGTTAAATCCAAGAAACATCCAGGGTTTAATGCCGTGAGCAATAAAATTCAAAAGTCGGAGGGGGTTAGTGCACAGGCGGCAGATGCGATTTTAGCCGCGAGTTCTCGTAATGCCTCTAGTTCCGCGAAGAAGAAAAATCCTAACTTAAAGAAAGTGACTGGTAAATAAGGGGGAATGTAATTGACTGAACTTAAGTCAGAACCCAACCGATTTTCAGATATACAGAACACTTTATCGGCGGAGGAAATCCGAGTAATAAAGGAGCTCCGCAAGGTGGACTGGGGCAAGTTGACGGTGATTAAAAAAGGCGGAGTCATTAAGTTGGTGGCATCCGAAACCAATGTGACATTTGACAACTAAATAACATTCCGACCAGGACGAACCGGCGGTATGTAGAGACTAGGGGCTCATGGCTCTTATTTTCTGCGTACCGCCTTTCTTTAGTTTCTGAACCTTTTAAGGTTTGACATAGCCCGTTTTGGGCATGAGGGAGTTCACATCTGGACGTATCGCCGAGAACCGTCCACGGACATCAATTGAGGGGAGGTGAAAATCAATGGCAGGTAAAAATCTCGACAAAGGGATGCCATGTACGGCTAGTTTCCAGTACGGAAGTTCCGGTAAAACCGAGGCTAGTGCCACTAAGATTCAAAAAGGTGGCGATCTTAGAGCCAAGAAAGGCATGAACAATGGCAAATAACCCAGCAAAATAAAACGAATTGGAGGAAATAAACATGAACGAAACACCCGTAAACGAGGGTCAGGAGCAGGTCGTGGCTGCGTCCAGTGGAGATGAAATTAACACTGGTGCGGATACAAGCGTAGACGAAAACGACAGTGAAGTCACCGTTGGTGATGAAGCTGATTCTGGAAGCGTTGACCAGGATGAAAGTGAAGTACCAGGTGCAGTTAAGGAACAGTCTGCCGAGGCCAACAAAGCCTTTGCCGATATGCGCAAGCGAACAGAATCAGCAGAGAAAGCGGTTCAGAAGGCTAGGAATGATGTCCAAAAACAGAGAGATTCCGACTATGCAAGTAGATTTGGAGATGATCTCGGGATATTCACTGAACAGCAGTATTGGGCGGCTATGGACAGAGAAATAAAGCAGAAGGCAGAACAGGCGAAACAACAGCAGGTCGAACTACCTAAACAGTTCTACCAAGAACTCATAACCAAGGGCTATGACCCACAAGTAGCTGAATCAATGGCTGATGGACTGGCAACCAAGCTCGAACTGCAACAGCTTAGGCAAGAGTCAGCCTCCGACAAGCGGAAACAGCAGGAAGAAATGGTCAAGCAACAGCAAGACGCCCAAAGGGAAAAGTTTGCTAAACAAATAGAGACTGACCATGAAGCGTTGAGCAAGAAATACGGCGAGTTAGTACCTGCCTTGGATGCTATGGATAGCGATACCATTGAGTTGATGAAGCAGGGCATACCTTTGAAGGCCGCGTGGTTATCGGCGCATGAGGACGATGTGATTGAGTTTGCCAAGAGTAGCGGAGCCAAAAAGATGGCTAAAAACGTTAGTTCCAAGGCTCATCTGCAAAGCGAGAAATCGGGTGCGGGAGACTTTGGGAAAGAGGTGAACTTGTCGCCAGAGCAGTTAAAGGTTTGGCGAGGAATGGGATACAGCGACAAAGAAGCCCGAAAGAGAGAGGCTAAATACGTAAAGCAGGGCAAGTAGTCCCTGCTAATTTTATTTAAGGGAGATGAGAAGAAATGGCATTGAAACATAACGGAAGCATTTGCGGAGAATACCGCAGCCAGTATGTTACCAATATCTACATGACTGATTCAGAGGCCGGCGTAGTCGGACAAGGCTACTACCTGGCTAGTGGTCGATGGACAAAATCTGCGACTACTGCGGCAGTGGAGGCTATTTGCTATAAGGCTACTGCCCTTGGAACTAATGTGCTTGGCTATATGGAACTAATAGGTCCGGGGGACATCATCGAGGCCGATTATACCGGCACCGCTGATGCGGCTTTCCTGCCCGGCCTGACTGTGGCCGTGTTGGATGCTAATGGCGCAAATGTTGCTTCTGCAACCGTGACTGGTGGGCATTTACGGATTTTAACCAAGGATGTCTTAAACCTCAAAGTCAATATGATTGCAAATAAAAACTTTATTTCAATATAACGGGAGGTGAAATGTAATGGGTGTAATGGTACAGAGTTCAGGTAATTTTCAGAAACTAGTCGGTTTGTATGAAAACCCGATTCTTGAATACTGGCAGGACATGTATGCTGATGAAGTCAAGGACAGTATGATTCCTATTCTGTTTGATAAGGTTCAGTCCGATAATCCCACAGAGGCCATTTCTAGTTTGGCAGGTGCGATTGATTTCAAAGAGTGGAATGGTGAGTTTACTTATTCCAGTCAGAAAGAAGGAGACACCAAAGTATGGACTCCTATTATTTGGCAAGCGGGTAGGGCTTATGATCGGTTCCTGTTGTCCAATGCTAAGTTAGTAAATCTCAAAAACGATCATGGTGGATTCGCGATAGGTGCGGCAAGAACGCGGGAGAACTGCGCGGCTGGCATCTTTATGTATGCCGACCAGACTTCATATACGGTTAATGGGGTAAATTTAAACTGGACACTGACTGCTGATGGGTTACCCTTGGCGAGTCATGTTCATACAATGCCTAACGCAACTGGTGTTCAGGACAATCTTTTACATCTTGATTTGACAGAGGAAAATCTTGAAACCGCTTGTCAGACCATGTTTGGGATGAAAGACAATGACGGGAACTACGGGACATTAAACCCAGACACCTTGGTTGTGCCTCTATCTCTACGGAAAAGAGCATTGGAGATTATTGGTGCTGATGGCAAGGCTGATACTGCCGACAATAATCCCAATGTGTTCGCCGGAAGTCTTAAATTAGTAATTTGGGATAAATTCCGCAAACAGACCGCTAACGCATTACAACCTTGGTGCGTTGTTGATTCTAAACAGGCGAAACAATCTGCTAAATTTGTGAATCGCCTTGAATCAGGTGATGACTATGATCTACAGAGTTGGAAAAATGAAGAGACCCAGAGCTGGAAAATAGGTTCTATACTTTGGTACTCTGCTGGGATGTATACTTACCAGCCTTACGTTTTTAGTATTCCAGCATAGACTACTTAGTATAACCAATAGTTATTCAACAAGTCCCAATGGGGCTTATTTCATTTTCTGACCTACGGGGCAGGCTACGGTCTGCCCTTTTAATTTGAACACAATCGTCTGGGGCTTCGGCCCTGCCAAAAAAAAGAAAGAGGTGGATTTTAATATGGCCGGATACACTCACCACAATGGCATTGACACTAAGAATCTAAGGATTAATGGAACTAATGTTACAGTCGGCTTAACCGCCACTCCCCACGTTCACGTTGCCAATCCAACTGGCGGCACAACTACGGACGCAGAGGCCAGAACTGCTATAAACGCTATTCTTGTCGCCTTGGAGACTTTCGGAATTAACGCTAGCTCGTAAACAACCGGGGGACACAATGTCCCCCTTTTCTATTAAGGAGGATCTTATGAATCTGAATTTAACTTGCAGCAATCCTGCGAACATGACCGATACCAATAAATTGCTCTATCTTATCTACGGTGAAGTCCAACAAATAAGACAAGTATTAGATACAGCAAATCTAGACTCACTGCTAAAGGAACTGGGGCAGGATGATACAATCAGTCAACCCGAACCGCAAAACGTCACCACGGGGCAAATAGAACTCACTCAATCAAAAGAGGGCTTAAAGTGTAAATACTGCGGTGAAATCGTGACGGGTAACAGAGGAAATCTCTTGGCACACATACGGAAATGTCCAAAACGAACGAAAGAGGGTGAATAATTTGCGGCAAAGCAATACCTATAAAGCGACGAGTGTAATTGTCGATAGTCTGGTTGCCACTGCCAAGGATCAGGCAATTAACGGTAGACCGTTTATGATAGCCAACACCGGGGGGCAACCTTTGTATATTAATCCGACTATTACGGCAACGGCGGCCAATGGTTTTCTAGTACCTGCTGGAACCGTACTGCCAATCAAGTTTACGGTATCCGCTAACTTATCGGCAATATCTAATGCAACCGGGACAAGCCTGGCTATCATGTTCTTTGATTTATAGAGGGGGTGAACCCTATGATTTATAGCACTTTTAATGACCTTGTTTTAAAGCTGCTCAATAAGTATTCAGCTCGTGGCACAGAACTAAACCCCACTAAAACGGCAGACATAAGGCTAAAAATACAAGACTTTATCAATGCCGAATTGATGGACTTAGCTTCAACCACTGGCAAATTACCGGCGAAGAAGAGTTATGTTCAAAAGCCGGTGTGTAACGGTCTGTCATATGACACTAGTTCAATAAAACAGCATTTACCCGGCTTAGACTTCGTGGTAACATTAGTTGGAGCCAAGGCTTATTTCTTCGAGGCGGTAGGGCCAGCCACGGTGACAATTGACGAATCTGTTGGTGGCGTATGGACTAATCTCGAAACCATCACTATTCTCGACACAGTGACGGAAATGACGGAGTACAAGAAACTTATAACCGCTAGTGACGTAACCAACCCGGTAAGGATGAATTTCTCCGGCAGTTATGTTTATTCGTTTCAGAATTATATCCTTTATCCGTATGCCTTCCCTGCTGATGCGAGTGTTCAGCAACATAGGCCGAGATTTATCTATGCCTTACCGATTGACTATTTAAAAATGAATAGTTTAACGGTTCGCAGGGACTCGCGGCAAGAGGTAGAGGACAAGACATATATCTTAGACTTGACCGGAAAGACCATGAGTCTTAACCGCTATGTCGAAGGTGAGTATATCTTAAACTACTGGCGCAAGCCGATTGATATTATCATTACCGACGTTGATGCTACGGACGATGCGCAGACAGTGGACGCCAACGCTGATGGGATTTATGTCATGGCTTTGGGCGTTGCTTCACTTGTGACGGCCAAGAACGACCCTGCAACTGCGGTATTGCTGAACAACCTGTATGAAGCGAAGAAAGCGAACCTGACTAGTTCTGATGGGGTATATGTGCAATCGCAAGTACCATTGAGTGGGTGGTGATAGAAGATGGCAGGATACCAACCGGCATTCATGAAAGCTCCCTCTGCTCCACAAATTCAGACTTTCACATTCAATGATGGTAAGAATACCAACGGCAATAACGGGGGCATGAACACAAGATTACAGGCTGACCAGATACGAATTGATCAATCGCCCGATATGCTCAACATGAATTATCGGGAGGGCGTACCGTCTAATCGGTTCGGGTTCAACCGGATAGCAGAAACTAGTTACGGGATCGGTGCCATTCGGGGTTTAATTGAGCATAGACCGATAATCGGAACGAGCGAGATGTTGATGGTTCACGGCGGCAAAATATTAATTCTTTAAAGGAGTGAAAAAAATATGAGCAAAATGAGTAATTATCTAGAGGATAAACTGGTTAATCATGTGTTAAGAAATGCGGCATATACTCCGGCGGCTACAATTTATGTAGGGCTTTATACTTCTGACCCGACTGACGCAAACATAGGGGCAGAGGTAAGCGGAGGGGCTTATATTAGACAAGCGGTAACATTTAATGCTTCTGCCAATGGGGTTACTGCCAACAGTGCAACTGTTACTTTTCCGGTCGCTACAGCTTCATGGGGGACGGTATCACATTTAGGTATTCTTGATGCGTCTACGATAGGGAACCTTCTGTTATATGGAGCCTTGAATGTCGCGAGAACAATCAGCATCGATAATCAACTCGTGTTTCTTGCGGGGGAGATTACTGTTACCTTTGATTAACCCCAAGTAAAGGGGGGAGAAAATGTATTACTTTGATTTTAGCAATATAGATTTCAGTAATTTTTCCTTTCGACCATATAGCCTTTATAACGAGGGACATTCGGATATTGTAGGAAGCGCAACAGTAGTTGCCAATGCTAAAACGATTATGTATTGTAGTTCGGATATTGCTGGAAACGCTTCCATAGTCGTAACAGGAAGCCATATATATTTTAGAATCTATGGTGATTCTGATATAGCAACCGGAGGGACAATAACTTCCGATTCCTTATTAAAGCATTACGGAAGGCTTAACACTTTGCAGGGTACTGGTGGAGTAACTGCCAATGCGAAAAGAACTGCCTTTGTTTACTGCGACATTGATATTGCTGGAAATGGCTCGCTACTCGTAATTGGCAGTAGTTTAAGTAGCATTTTGCGCGGTGTTTCTGATATAGCGAGCACGGGGGAATTAAACTCTTATAGTCTATTGAAACATTATGGCAAAATAAGCCCTTTGCAAGGCACAGGCGTACTTGTTAGTGATGGGATGGTTAAGGTATACGCAATAGTCGGTATATCTGGTCATGCAGACATGAATCTGGACAGTATCGAAAAGATGTTTGAAGAAGCAAGAATTGTCGGAACGGGCAATGTTCAATCTAATTCGGTTTTAAGGTGGATGGGAAACAGTGACATAACTGCAACTGCTTCCGTGGGAGGTGATTCCAAATTGACAATAACAGGAAATGTAGCAATTATAGCTACAGCTAATTTACAAGCCAACAATATTATGTATTTAAGGGCAGACTTGACCGATGCCGACACATATTCATTCCCCTTTGATGACAAAACATTCATTTATAACGGCACAGACTTTCTTTATTACGATGGCACCAAGATAGGCAAAGTGATTGATATTGCTTATGTACCGACTGTCAGCAACAAGCGCACACCGGCAGGAGTAGGGGTAATAGGTGAGCAATTAAACTTCCTGTCACCCTCATGGAAAGATAGTTTTAACGGTACGGCGAGCGATACGGCCTATAAATTGAGTTATGTCGCTGATTCGGTGGCAGTTTACACTAATGGCGTGTTGGTGGCACCTGCTGACTATACCTTCCCTACTGGTGGTACGGATTACACGGTCGTTACCTTTGGTGTTGCACAGGGCGAAGGCGTTGACAATGTAGTGATAACCGGTACTAAAGCAGAATTGACAGACCCAACAGTGATAACTAGATGCACTCAATTTATTGTTTACGGTGGCAAGAATGACAACCGAGTATTCGCCTGTAGGCTAAATGTTCGCTATCACAGTGGGCTTGAAGATGCAACCTATTGGCCCATAGATGCCTTTGAGATCATAACCAGTGATGCGGAGGATATAACCGGCTTCGGCAAGATGATAGACTATTTGATTAACCTTAAAAAGCGAAGTTTGACCTACACTGATATTGAACAAGACAGCGGGCTATTTAACGGCACCACTATCTGGCCTGTCTACCCGCTCAACGATGAGTTTGGCTGCATAGCCAAAGACACCATAAAGTCCGTGAATAACGGGCTTATTTTTTTGGCAGGAACAAACGAGGGTTCTCCGGCTGGCGTGGCTTTTCTGTCAACCTCCGCGGTAAGGGATCAGTTGAATGTCCAGATTATTAGCAGGGACATAAACACTTCGGTGGACTTGACATTACTTGGTTTATTGGACTACACAGATGCCGAACTGACAGGGGCTAAAGCTTATATTTACGACGATAAATACTGGCTCAAAGTTGGTGATCGGTGCTGGATATTGGACTTAAGGATGAGCAACTTCTCACAGGGCTTGTTTTGCTGGTATCCGTATGATGGAAAACCTGCTGATGCTAACTGCTTCCTTAATTACAGCGGGCATTTGTATTTAGGTGATGATACAACAGGGTTAATCTACAAGGATAACGCAGGATTGGCAAGTAATGAAGCGGCCAATGAGGATGGAGCGGCACTAGACTTCTATTGGACTTCTCCCCTCGTCTCATGTGGCACTCGCACATGGACCAAGGACTTCGAGGAACTATTTATCAGTTTTGGCCGGGAAATCAGTGGGCATAATGCACTAACCTTTATCACTGATGATGGCAAAGAAGTAGTCATAGTTACTGTTCAGGCTGCTCAAATATTCGATTTTGGTAATATTGACTTTGCCAATTGGTCATTCGGGTCAAATCCTTATCCATCGACACAGCCCGAGATAGTGGGTTATTCATCTGAATACCTACAGTGGAAGATACAGAATAACGTATTGGACGAGGGGCTTATTATTCTGGCACAAGAACTGACATATCGCATAGGAGAAAGAGTTTAAGAAATGAGGTGACTAAATGGCATTGACAAAACAAGGGACTTTTATCGATAGGTTTACAACTTTAACGGATAAACCCAATAAGACTGCGACAGAGATGAAGGCATTATTCGAGAGTCAACCGGCAGAATTAAAAACTACATTGAATAATGCACTTGACCTACTAATGGCAACTACAGATGGGGCTAGTGGTGCGGATAATATCGGGGTAACTGCAATAACCGGCTGGGCGGGCGTGACGCCACAGGCGATATTGGAGAGTGCAAAAACTGATGTTGACGGTAAAATAGCTAAGACGTTACTTTCGGCACAGGGCGATATGTTATATGCTTCGGGTGCTGGAACTCCTGCGAAGTTAGCGAAGGGCACAGCTGGGCAGGTATTAGAGATGAATCCGGGAGCTACCGCGCCACAGTGGGGAAATACTGCGCTTGGTGTACATCAGGCTGATAGTGCGACAGACATAAAAAATCAAGGGGCAGTTGCTACGTTAGATAGTACAACAGCAGTACAAAATTCCATTAATTTGGGTAACAATGTTAATGTTCCGTTTGGAAAATACCCAATAACTGCTGTTGACAATAAATATGGAATACCATTTGAAGGGATAGGGGCTATTGTTTTAAATAGCGTGGATGAGATAAAAGTAAATAGTCTCTCTAAAAAGGATTTGATATTTGGGTTAGAATACTTATCTTATTTCCATAAAAAAATAATGGCACGAACCTCGGCGTTTGAAATTTTAAAAATAGTTTTTAGTGGAGACAGTACAACATTAGGCACAAGTATAGTTGATCCAAATAACACACTTAGTAATTTAATGGCATTTATGTGTAAAGTTAAGGGTATCCCGAATGTTACAACGATTAATAATGGACAAAGCGGCATGGATACTGAGCATTGGAATCAAACTTATTATAATACAGACTTAACCTCCGCTCCTGATGTATTAGTTTTAAGATGGGGTCTGAATGATCCGGGTCTTTCTATTGCTACAAATATAGCTTTGGGAAGTGTTGATGTAATTACTCCTGCCTTAGATGCACAAAGACGTGGAGTAATTGAGTTTACAACATCTTTAAGAGCAGGATTAACAAAGGTTAGAGCAAGTAAAACTTCAACACAAATGTCGATTATTTTAATGACACCAAATAGTACGAGCGATACACCGAACAGAAGAAACGAAATATGGCACGAATCAATTAACAATGTAATTCGTCAAGCTGCAAGGGATTTCCAATGTGTTTTTATCGATACCTACCAATTATTTCAAGATAGTAGAAATGCTCCTGCTAGTAATTACATGGATTTATCTTACACTGGCTTACCTTCTCCACTTAGACATGTTCATCCCCTTGATGTTATGAATTATTGGATAACTTCTAAGATATTTGATGTTTTGTTCCCAACCGCTATATTAGCGAAATTTGGTGTAAATAATGTTACTAATATTAGTAGTGCTAACTTGATAAAAAGTGTAAATGATTTACCTTCAACTTATCCATACGGAATAAGTATGTATAGATGCCTTGATGCTCCTTTTTCTGGGGAATTACTCACCTTTAAAAGTGCAGATGATATTGTATATCAAATTAATTCTGGTTATATAGACACACTTGGGTTACAACAAATGGCGCACAGAATTAAATTAATGTCGGTCAGTGGAGTTGGTGATACATGGGGAGGATGGATAACTGCTACTCCAATTTTGCAAACACCAACATTGACAAATAGTTGGACAAATGATGTATCTCCTTGGCAAGCTACACAATATTACAAAGATAATAATAATATTGTGCATATACAAGGTAGATTGATAGGTGGAACCCCTGGAACTTCTAGTATGGCTTTTTTATTGCCAGCAGGATTTATGCCCTTAGGTAATCAAATGTTTAATATAGGTAGTAATAAAGTATGGGTTACTAAAGATGGCTGGGTAGTAATGTATTCTGGAGCATTGCCATTTGACTTGGGGGGAATTAGTTTTTTTGCTGAACATTAGACTAATGGTAGTATAATAGTCGGAGCGTCCAACTGGACGGTATAGATGTTAATTTTGCAGGAGTTAGCTTTTATACTATCTATGTCGTAGTCGGATTAAATTAGCATGTAAAATAAAGGATTTTCACCTCATATGTAAAATAATATGTATGAGGTGAAATGTATGAAAATTACTAATTTAAAACGAAAACTAATAGTGGAAATAGTATTAATTTTATTGCTATTTGGAAGTATATTTTGTTATAGCAGAGGGGGAACATCTTATGTTACATTTGAAGTTTTAACTAAGACATACTATAGAGTCAACAATCACAATAATATTGATGGCGGAATCGTGTTTTTAGGTGACAGTATAACTTCTAATGTTAACTGGAATGCATTGTTTAATAACGGTAATATTGTAAATAGGGGTGTTTCTGGAAATAAAATCACTGATATTATTGAAAGATTAGATGAGGTTACAAAATCAAAACCTAAAAAAATATTTTTATTAATAGGAATAAATGATATAGAAAATCCTATAAATTCGATTAATCAGATTTCTTCTATTCAAATGAACAATGCAATAAATAATTATAGTGTTTTAATCAGCAATATTATGAAAGAATCTCCTCAAACTAAACTATATCTTGAAAGTATAATGCCAGTTAACAATGAAATGATTGAAGAAAGCTATAGTAAAAATAAAATGTACAACTTCCATATTAATGAATTGGATGTAAAAGAATTCAATACTAATATTAAACAGATAGCATTAAAAAATAATTTAACTTTTCTTGATTTACATTCAGCATTTTTACCAAATTTACAAACTAAATATACTTATGATGGATTGCACCCAAATACAACAGGATATTTAGTCATAGAAAAATACTTAAAACAATATGTGCATTAATACACAGTAGACAGTTTAAGCGCACTACCAGTCCCGAGCCTAACGGGCTCTTTTTTTATGCCCATTTTTCCCGAAAGGAAGTGATTAAATGGCAACAAATACTTACGCATCGGCTATGAACTTAGCCAACCAAGTAAACCCAGTTAACTATGACGAACTGAAAAACCAGATAACTTCGGCCAATACCGCTTACACCCCGAAATACCAAGACACTAACACGATCAGCCAAATCACGCAGGATTACATGAAGAACCTGCAACCTGTCTATGATGCGAGTGCCAACAAGATAAACCAGAACTATGATGTTACTCAAAATCAAGGTTTGCAGTTCATGGCAGACAAAGGGCTTTCTCGGTCTGGTGCGAATTTCGATAATCTTAGTACCAATAATCAGAACCGGAATAACGCGCTAAACGAAGCCAATGCCAACTTGACACAGCAGGCGGTATCTAATGCTACCAACGTAGCGAATCTAGGATTGTCGGAGCAGAATCAAGTGCAGAATCAAAAGAACACGGCGGTTAGTCAGTTGTCCGACCTACTAAGTCAGTACAATAATGCTCAACAGCAGAATCAGCAGAATCAGTACACGGAGGCGGGGTTGACTGGTAATTATGGTGGTGCACAGACTTTACCGGCGCAACAGTTAGCCAGCCAGATAGCAAGTGCCAATGCGGGACTTACAGGCACCTACAATGGACAGCAGACACTAGATGCACAGAATCAGGCGGCCACCATAGCCTATAACCAGCAACAGCAGAAGTTAGCGCAGTTGCAGGCATTGTTGAGCTATAACCTGGGAGTTGGTGGGATAACCGATAACCTGCCTACTACTAGCGGTTTTACTTATGGTGATAGTATGACCCAACTTTTGAAACAGTTGGGGTTGGCTTAGAATTGTTTTTCAAAAATAGCAGGATATTTTTACATTAATATCGTATACTATCCCTAAAGGAGAGTGACTTATATGAAGAAAATCCTGCTGGCGGTAATAATGGTGCTGATGTTTGCTAGTCCGGTGATGGCTGGTACACCTACAATAATCAATGGTGTGGGTATGAATTTGGAGACTGTTAATGTTGACAATAGATTATATCTGCCATTAAGAACCATAAGTGAGTTATTGGGATTTGATGTGCAATGGGACGGTACTTTCGTTAGGGTTAATTCTGCTAAAATGCGTCCTGTTATAACTGGGGATGATAATTTCAAGGATATGATAAATCAGGCATTGGATTTGCTGAAAACTAATGACCCTCCTGACTATGAAACGATATGTAAGAGTACGAAGGAAATTGTTATAAGGACCGTCAACATTGATACTGAATATGGGGAAGCATATGCCCTTGCAGTGGTTCCGGGGAATATTGAAATAAGCCCAAAGATATTTACAAGATCCATTGCTTATATCGCAGGCACATTAGTACACGAATCGGCACATTTATGTAATTATAACAATGGTTTTGCTGACCGAAAATTAAATGAAAATATTGGCTATCTGCGCGAAATAGCAACTTTGCGAATACTCGGTGCGTCACAGCAAGACATAGACGATACGGAAAGAACCAGATTAATAGGAATAAAATAATCTTAAAACGAAACAAAGTCTAATTGAGAGTCTTAACGAGGCTCTTTTTTTGTGTCCTTTTTTAAAGGAAAGGAAGTGAATAAATGGCGATTAACACAAGTGGTTTAAGTGGATATGCGCTGGCTTATGCCAATGCTGCAAATAAGGGTGCTAATTCTACGCAGGCTACTCAAGCGGCTAATACTACAAGTTATGGCAACTCCGCAGGACCGACAACTAATGCCCAAAAATCCCAAGCTCTAACAGGCAGTAATTATTCCGTAGTCCCTGGAACGACTGGACTCATTGCAAGTTCATTAATTCCGCCTAGTAATTCAAGTAATAGTTCTTCGCTAATTCCGCAGTCTCAATCTTGGCAACAGGCACTAGAATCTTATAAAAATAATCCGTCAGCTGCCACCGCCGAGATTCAGAGGGCAGGGGTTGTATATAATCAGAAAATGGCAACAGGGGATATCGTTGGAGCCAATGCCGCTCATACATGGGCTAACCAAATCAGGGATGCTTCTGGATTAGTGGCGGGCAAAGACTATAACCCTATGAGTGGTGCGTCTCTTGCTCCTATTTCCCTAATTCCTCCAGCCCCACTGGCACCTCCCCCATTAGTCCCTGACCCGATTTTGCCGCCACTAACAGAATTGCCGAAGTTCGACTATCAACAGCAACCGTTTCAATATACGCCGCCTAACTACAGCATAACTGCAGACCCGAGCAAGACCAGTTTTATCCCGACTTCGCACGCAAAGGATAGATGGGTACAGCAGGAGCAGTTGAACGCTGATAATGCGTACAAGGGCTATACTGCCGGTACAGGGGCATGGGATAGGGCGTACAAGGCTGGGCAGGATACTTACGCTAACAATGTGTCTCTCCTACCTTATGAGAAATTAACGGTAGCACAACAGGCAGACGTGGCCATGAATGATGCTAAGGCTAAGACAGATGCTACAAATACAGCATATACAGCAGCGGCTAACAGGTGGACCGCCCTCGGGTATGTGGGCAATGATACCGATGCAGCAATACTAGGAGTAGCAAAGGGAACACAAACTAATGATGCCAGTTACCGAGATGCAACACTGGCGGCACAGCAGGTAAAAAGTAGTGGTTCTGGCGGTGGTTCGTCAAGTGGCGGCGGTTCGTCAAGTGGAGATAGTAGCGCAGTTAGTGTAAAAGCCAGCAAGGATATGGCAGATGGAATTGTCGCTGATATGCAAAATGAAAGACTATACTACCTTAAAAATGGTGGCACAGAGAGCGGCATAAACCCAGATTACTCAAGGTATATCTATGATGCACAAAAGAACGGTGCTTGGGATTCCATAAGTACAACCGATAAGGCGAGGGTACTTGCGCTGGCTAATACTTTAGCAAGTGGTCAATCAAGTGGTCAATAAATTTCACCTCAAGGGAGGGGATTAAATGGGAAGTTATTTAGACGAAGCTATGCAGAGACATGGTGTGCCGGATAGAACAGATGAAATAGCGGCGCAGCTGGCACAACAGCAGGCAGTACAACAGCAAGAATTAGCGCAACAATCCGAAGCCGCTAATCTCCAAAACAATGCTAATTTTAAACAGTTTGAGGCAAGTCAACCGGGGCCAATTGACACGAGTTTTAGTCATTTTGTGGCGCAAGAAAATCCAACCTTTGTGGCAGAACACCCTACACTGTCAAAGGCACTAGCGACTCCCGGTTATGCCTTACAATCACTAGCCGACTTATTACCGCAACCAGTACAAAACTGGGCGAACCGTGCAGGACAATCTGGTGGCGAAGTAATGACTTTGGTTGACAATCCGAACAAGGTTGATACGGGAAGTGGACTTGGTAATACTACCGCTGACTTGTTTGGTGGCTTAATGGGTTTTGTTGGCAATCCTACTCCCGGCGGGGTAGAAAGCGCAGGGGCTAAATTGTGGCAAGGTGGAGAGCAGGCGATTGGCAAAGTTTTTCCTAGAGTTCTTCCCAATGCCCCTAAGTTGGCGCAGGACGCATTGAAGATTACGGGAGCTACAATTCCTTATGAATTAACTAATGCCTATGTAAATAACCGTCCTATTAACCCTGCGGAGATGGGAACGGCAGTGGGTGCGAATGTCTTATTGGCGGGGTTGACTCATGGAATAGGTAAACTCGGCAAGGGTGCCACTAGGGTAGAGCCTGCGGTTGACGGGGTGGCGCCTACCGCAATAGAAACACCAACAGTAAAGCCAGCAGCTCCTAGTTATATTGAACCGCCTAGTTTTACCAGCGTTGTTGAAGAAATGAAGCCCCGTATAAATGAATTGATTACTCCGCCGCTGGAAAGCACAAAAGGGCTAGTTGATTATGTCCATGAGTATTTCGGTGGGCAAATGAGCAAAAACGAGATCCGCAAAGCTAGTTATGAAGAACTGACAGGCATTGCAGAGAATATAGCCACAGAACGCAAGAAAGATATTTATGGACTTCTGAAAACTGAGGGCGAGAAAAAAGGCTATAACATTGACCAGTTGTATAAGTTGGAAACTGACCCAGCTTACAAGGCAGAGCATGATCGACTCGCGGAAGTGTCAGGGTTAAGCGATAATGTTCCTCTCGGAAAAGGTGCAAACCCCGATAGGTCAGTTGCCGCTGACATGGGAACACCATCGGCACAAATGACTGTTGGCTTGGGCAGGGGTGTGAACCCTACTTCATCGCTTATACCGCAAAGACCGATTAGGGTGCCGGGGGCTACTCCTGACATTCCACTGGGAAAAATGGAAAGGGGCGTATCTGAAAATATACGAACTGATTTTAACCGTCCCCAAGAGATACGAGACAGTTACTCCACTAATCCTGAAATGTACGATCCTTTACGTAATGCCGACAGTCTAGCCAAGGCACAGGTAATATTTGATAAAGGACTAGAATCAGCAGCAACCGAACTGAATGGGCTTATAGATACTTACCAACCAGAAGCTGCACCATTAGTCAAGATGATTGCTGATCAATTGGTGGCTGATGGCAATATAGTAAGGGCAAGAGAATTGTTGTCTAATGCGGCAGTAAAGGCGACCGAAGCAGGACAATTCGGGCAGGCTTTCAGAATACTCCGAGATTCAGACCCAACAACTTTCCTCCAAACTATTGGCAAGCAATTAAAGAAGCTGAATAAGGAAGGCTTGGAATCTTACGGCAAAAAGTGGAAAGATTTTGACTTAACGCCCGAAGAATTGGACATGGTAAGTAAAATAGAACGCGGTAATCAACAGTCTTACGAATCAGCATTTGAAACCATAGGCTCAAGAATAGCCAATGAAATGCCGGCTGATGGATGGGAAAAAGTAAACGCATGGCGGCATATTAGTATGTTACTTAATCCCAAAACGCAAATTCGTAATGTTGGTGGCAATTTTATCATGATGGGGATGCGCAGAAGTGCCAAGCAGGTGTCAGCAGTGTTGCAAAATGTATTGTTAAAACCAGAGGAAAGGACGCAGGTATTCAAAATAAACAGTGACTACAAACAGGCGGCTACAGCCCACTTTGAAGCTAATAAAAAAGATTTACTAAGCGGGGGCAACAAATATAACGAAGGTGTAAAACTTGGCATGTCTGACAAGAGAGTATTCGCAGACCATATAATACCTGATGCAGTTCCTTTGATTGGTGGGAAAAATGTTTCTCTAGAACCTGTTCGGAAATTCACTTACAAACTATTAGAGATGGGAGATACGCCGTTTTACAAAGATGCCTATATTAATAGGTTGGCATCATATGCCCAAGCAAGAGGCATAAAGGATTTTTCCAAATTGCCACAAGAAGCATTAGCTATTGCAAAGATGGAGGCAGAACAGGCAACGTACAAAGATGCTAGTATTATTGCGGATTTCATTAATAAGTCCAAAAATCCTAGTAAAAATGCAGGATTGGGAAGAAAGGCGGGTGCTTTGTTAACTGAGGCAGCTTTGCCTTTTACCAAGACCCCTATTAATATCATTGCGCGTGGTGTGCAGTATAGTCCGATCAGTATATTTACTAACATTTCTAAATGGAAATCGGCAGCAGGAATTGACGAATTAGCTAAAGGATTAACCGGTACAGGTATATTAGGATTGGGGTATTTGTTGGCAAGCAAAGGGATACTAACGGGCAAGGCTTCAAGTGATCCCGACTTAAAAGCATATGATACAAACACTGGTAATTCGCCCTTTTCAATCATGGGTAAATTTACCTACGATTGGGCACAACCCTTCAGTGTTCCCCTATCAGTCGGCGTAGAAATCTATAATGCAGTAAAGGATAACCCACAAGACACCGCGAAAATGAATAGCGTAATTGCAAATAACGATACTTCAAGGCTTCAACAAATGGCCTTAACGGCAGCAAATGGAATAATGGAAGGACTTAATGCTTCGGGCGATACAGTATTTAATATGTCTATTATGAAAGGTATAAAGACCTTGCTTGGTAGTGGTACAAAAGGATTTATGGAGGGTTTGGCGCAGTTACCGCAAGGTTATGCGACACAATTCATTCCTACGTTATCAAGCCAAATAGCTGGAGCAATTGATCCTCTCGTTAGAAATACTTATGTTCCCGGTAACCTACCTGCATCATTCAAAAACACCTTAATCTCGAAGATACCTATTGCAAGCAAAACCTTACAGCCTAAGCAAACGCCTTATGGTGAAAATATGAAGAAGATTGAGAACCCATTAGGCCGGGCGTTCTCACAGTTCCTAAGCCCCGGTATTATCGCCAAGGATCAAGGGAATGTAAGCCCTAAGATAGATACCGAACTAAGGAGATTAAATGAATCGGGGTTAGTAAACCAGTTCCCGACGATGGTCCCGAACTATATTGAAAAAACCCAAACTCATCCAAAAATATCACTATCACCAGCAGAAACGACACAATATCAACAACGAGTAGGCCAATTAACATTAACTGCTTTTGATAAACTTATGAACCAAGGGAAGTATATCAACGCTCATCAAGCAAAATTAAAATCCCCCGATGAAGTAAAGGCCGATTTATTAGCAACGGCAATCTCTGATTCAAAGGCAACGGCGAAGAAGGAGATGCTAAAAAGCAGAGGGTTGAAATAGTCCTCTGCTTCCTTATTTTCAGTTATTCCCTTCATAATTATTATCATCTAGTTTCTTATGATATAAATCTTTAAAGAATTTTTCACTATTTCTGGTCTCTCTTTTGTTCCAATAATATTCTTCAAGGAATTTATTCGTACCTTGTATAATACTCACGGCAACAAGTACGCTAACGGCAATTGCAAATAGGATTATTAATATATTCTGCCCTCCTGTCCCAATATAACCTAGGGCGAGAAGATATAATACAAAAACAATCCCTGCAAACCAATCTGTGGCATCTTGCCACCAATCCGTGACATTTTTCCAGTTAATCATTTTCATCACCTCGCGAATAGTATATGCCACTTTAGCGAAAAAAGCACGGGGGCGGTTAACACCGTCCCTTTTTCTATGGAAGTGCAGACAACCCCCAGGAAGGGAAAGCACTCACGATGCTAATTACGTCTGCAAGGCTAGTCTATCAAAAAACAATAAATTTTACCAGGAAAGGGCGTGTTGCGGTTGAGTTTTGAAGAAATTGCTGAAAGAAGGTTGAACGATCATGGTGAGCGGCTAAGGGCATTGGAGATTAAAGACGCCACGCAGAATGCGAAAATTGATTCACTGTGTGAGAAGCTAGAGAAATTGTCCGATGACATAAAGGCTTTGGTAGAATTTATGAAGGCTATCCTTTGGAAAACCATCGGCGGTATGGGCGGGTTGCTGGTTATATTTCTAGGGTTCTTCGTCTGGTATGTTCAGAACTTAGCAAAGTGAGGGAGGTAAATATGGATTATAAATTTGGTTCAATCCAATCCCCGGTAGATTACCGGGATTTTTTGTATAGGGCGATATTTGATACACAAGTATTACCCCGCAAGTTCAGTCGCCGGTCTGAAATGGGGCCGGTTCGCAACCAAGGCAGTTTTGGATCTTGCGTAGCATTTGCCAGTGCAGGGGTCAAAGACAGTCAAGAGCGCAGGGAATACGGCGCAAACATTCAGACTAGCCCTTTGTATATCTACAAGCGGTGCAAGGAGCAGGACGGCATACCAATACAAGAGGGGACTTATCCAAGGACGGCAATGAAGGTATTGACTGACTTGGGAGTGTGTCCAGAGGAAGTATTTCCTTACAGATTAATGAGTTGGCCCACGATGCCAAGCGTGCCTGCTGATGCTGATAAGAGGGCTGCTGTCTACAAGATAGGAGCCTATGCTCGCATCGGTACAGTGGACGAAATCAAACAGGCCATATTTAAGGACGGGCCGGTATTGGGCGCAGTATTGGTCTGTGACAGTTTTATTAATGCGAAGGGTGGGTTCATACCTATGCCCGGCAGCATGGGTCGTGATAACATTTGTGGCGGTCATGCCATTTGTGTTACTGGCTATGATGATGACCTGCAATATGATGGGCATACTGGCTACTTGGAGTTTAGAAATAGTTGGGGCGACGGCTGGGGCAATGGGGGCTATGGTTATATTTCTTATGATTTTGTTAATTATAGAGATTCCATTGGTATGCCATATTGGCAGGAATCGTGGAGTAGTATCGATATCGTTCTACCGTCTATAGCTTGCAAAGAAGGATGGCTGTATATAGGTAAAACTGATGCCATACTTGATGGAGCATTGACACAACTAGACCAAGCACCCTTTGTCGATCCAGATAGTAACCGGACATTAGTACCCATGCGGTTCATGGCTGAACACATGGGTTATAAGGTGGATTGGGATGGAACTAATCAGTCAATTCACTTCTACCGGTAGGGAGGCAGATATGAATAAAACATTTATACTCCTGCATCACTCGGCAACATGGGATGATAAAACTAAAAGGGATTTTGACGCTATTAAGGCCGGGCATATTGCTATTGGTGATCGAGACATAGGCTATCACTGGGTTATTGAGTTTGTTGATGGACAATTGGTAGTTGAACAGGGTAGGCAGGAAACAGATAGCGCAGCGGCCTGTCCGGGCAAGAACTTTGACGCTATCCATGTTTGTCTAATAGGCAACTTTGAAGAATCCACGCCTACAGAAGAGCAATATCAGGCTGTAGCCGACAAGTGCAAGGACATAATGACCCGCTGGCCTATAACTACAATCGGGAGGCATAAGGACTATTACGCCACTGCCTGTCCGGGTGCTAACTTCGATGTTGAGCACGTGAAGGAATTAATGAAAGGAGGAGATGAAGTGCTGACTGATATAAAAGTAATCGTCAAGGGGCAGGAGTTAACCGGCAAGTTGATTGACAATGTGACCTATGCACCGGCTAGGGCGTTGGTGGATTTACTGAACTATCAGGTGAGCTATGATGCGACTGACAAGGTTGTAAATATTAAATAAGGGAGGTTTTAAGATGGTTGAAAAACTAGGTGGCACTAGGGCAATATTGGCATATGCGCTAGTTGGCGCGTTTATTGCGGGCTGTTTTGTTACCGGTATGTCTGATGTAAAATTTACGGCATTGGGAACGCTGGCGACAACCGGAGTAGTATTTTATTTCTCTAACAAGGCTACGCTAGATAAACCAGTAGACAAGTAATACTCATAGCGGATTACTCCCCGGTTAGGTGTTTGTGCCTGCCGGGGAGTTTTTTGCGTCTAGGGGTTAAAATGTCTCCTTAAGCTACCTTCTCTTTCAATTGCTTCATGCAATATCCAAATTGCTCTTTGCTAATCCGTATGACCGGGTGTAGGCTTACAACAGCTTCTTTGCCAATCCATTTAGCTGATCCACTCGTTAACCGCATTTTGTCTCCCACCTGCTGCCATGTCCGCTTTCGGAAGTAAAATTCCGTCACGCAAATTAATTGTTCCTCTGTCAAGCATATTAATCCCATAGCAATTTTCTCTACCACGTCCCCTATGTTAGCTATTTCTAAGATGAGTTCTCTTATGAGGTTGCCATATTCGGTGTCTACAATCTTCTTGTAATTCGCTATGATATTAGTGTCCTTCGCTCCGGGCGATGGTGCGCAACCTGGCATATCTGTCAATACCCTATTGCCAAGAGAAAGGGCATAGAGGATATCGGCTTTGTTGCCTAACATGCCCTCTTTGCCCCTTGTGCAGACTGTTTGTAATTCTATTTGTAGGTTGCCCAACAATGACCTTAGCATCGGGTATTTTGCCAGCAGGACTTTTAGTTCTGGCGGTGATATGTTGTCCAAGTTATACCTCCTTTGTGGCAACGCCCTTTGCTGTATCCGTTGCTCCACTAATTGCCCTATGATACCTTTCTATTCGGTTAATGCTCCGCTCCTCGCTGAAACCTTCGGGTGCCTTCTCTTCTTCCACCCGCAACACGTACTTGTCGCCATCCCTAGTTACTTCGTTATTGTCATAGGTGAATTTGTCAGGATCGCAGTCAAATAGGATAAATTCACACGGGTTAAAACAGAAACCCAATGCCTTGTCCGTGCCCATGACCTTTCGCAATTCTGTTGATGTTCGCCTTAACCGATTGTTGTACAGGTTTTCAAAAATGGTATTCATTTCCTCTGGTGGAATATCCATTTGCTTGACAATATCCATGGCTCCCGTGTAATGACCAAGTTGGAACACAAATGGCGCGAGTTCTTTTGTTACTTCAATTCGGCCACACTCTGGTATAATTCTCATATCACTAAATTCCTCGCTTTCATTTCATAATGTTCCTTCAAACAGGCAATGCACCCGCCTTTCTTCAAGTTCTCCGGTGTGCATGGAGTCTCTAGCGGGCAGAAGTCTTTACTCTCCATGTCCTGTACTAACATTTCAAACATTAAGCAGATGATCTTACCACCCTCTTTAATCCACTCTAAATACATAAGTCCGTCCGATAACTCCTGTGCTAGGTGTTCTAATCGGTAGTTAACGTCGCCGTGGTTGTCCTCAAGGATAACGCCGTATTTCAGCACGCCCTTGGCTTCCTGACTGCGGAATCGGTTGATTATTCGGTCTAGGTAGCGCATTAAGATTCCTTCCTCTCTGTATAATCACAACCCGGAAAAGGGCACATATAACATTCATAAAAATTACTCCATATTAATACTGAATCACAAATAGGGCAATGCTTTTCCATTCCTATCCCTCCATCCTTCTCTTCGGTGAATACTCGTAGATCCCAATCTGAAAGTATCCAACGTCGCTGACAACTTTTAAATAGTCCTTTGCCGGCACGTCTTTAATCATCCACTCAATCACCTTGTAAACCATTGTATTAGCGGTTCTCAGTGCGCCCAAAACAAAGGACGGTCTATTCCGTAAACCGTCCCACTCGTCTATGATGTTCTGTAAGCTCTGTGTAACTGCCGATAGCATGATTACCGCGTCCCTGTCCTGCTTATTTAAATAGGTTATGACTTTCGGCTTCCTGCGATTCTGCTTGTTCTTGGCATTGGTGTCCCTGTCCTCGACCTGCTTGTTGAAGCAGATTTTTAATATATCATCCTCGGTGACTGTCCCATATTCTTGCCGATGGACTGCGATTTCATTTCGGGCTTCTAGTATTTCTCGGATTGTTGGCATGGGTCTCCTCCTTTGGCCTGATTGACCTATAGACTTCGATGATTTTCAATATTCTCTCGCTTGGCCTTGACGCATTGGCTTCTTTCCATAAAATATCTTCTTCCACCAAGTCAATCAACAAATCCCTGTCGTCGCGTTCTGCTGGGCTAGATACCACCATCTGATTAATTTCCTCTTGCAACAGTTGATTATTCCATTCGAGTTCCTTGTTGATATCAAGTAGGTTGTCTATTGAATGTTTTAATTTCGACATATACAGTTCATCTTCAAGCATTGGAGTCACCGGCCTTGCGGGGAGGACACCATGCGGGGGAAGTTTTAATATCCTTTATCATGCGTTTTTTGTTGGCATCTTGATGTTTGCAAAACCATTTGTCTTTTTGAATAGTTGCTTCATAACAAAACTCGCACTCCTTACACTTTGGTACTGGCATCACTTCTCACCTGCCTTGGCTTGGGCTAGAAAATAATCACATTTACATTCTGGACATTCCCTGTATTCGTCGATTATACAGGGCAAATCGTCATGTTTTAATTTACCATAGGGACATTCAGAATCAGTTTGAGAAAATAATTCCAACGCCCGCCTGTACCATTCCTCGCGTGTCAACCCAGGAGTTTCTCTGGCGTGTATCATGTCCTGCGTCAATTCCTCTAATTCCCAATTCATATAGTGGACATCCTTATCAAATTTTATTACAGCTTTAACCATTATATTTCTCCCTCCTCTTCTCCAAATGATAATTTATTATAATAATTTCTCATGGGCTAGTTCTGTCTCCAGCCGTCCGATTCTTGCGGACAAGTAATATCCTTCCTCTAAGATTTGGTTGTGGTCGCGCAGGTATTGGTGCATTTTATATGCCCGGCATAGAGAACAAAATCCTTTTTTTGTGCTGGAAATAGCTGTTTCCAATAAGTCACAGTCAATGGACTTACAAAAGTCTAATGTTTTATAGGCTTGCATTTTCTCTCCTTTCTGATAAAGGCAAATCGCCATTTCCGTTACAAACCGGGCAGTTAAACCGGGTGTACTCGTTCCATATAATCCCGCCACCTTTGCATTTCGGGCAGGTTTCAAAGTTTACTTCCATCTGCTCTATTTTCTCGATGTTGAAGTCGTTAGGGTTCATGCTAGACCTCCCTTTCTCTCACTAAATATTAAAGCCAGTCCCTAAAACATTTATCAGGACTGGCTCTTGAAAATCCGTTTGTCGATTAGGTAAAACAGACAACCACCAATTAGGTTGCTTACGCCGGCAATTAGCCAGACATTGAACCCCTGCAACCCCCACATAATAGGGGCTAACACCAAGGTTGATAATTGCCAGCGAAATAGGTATGTTAAAAAGCGTTTCATTTGACTAATCCAATTCCCATAACCTGTCTTAAATTTTTGTCCCCATGATCCCATGTTCCCTTTGCTCTTTCACCGGCCTCTATGAGATCAGCGACTTCTCCAGCATAAGGTTCATCCGTATTCACAATTAGGTAGGTATGGCCTGTTATATCTTTTCCGTCAGTTCTTCTTAATTCGTATTTCATTTCTTGCCCTCGCTTTCTCTAAACCACTTTTATTTGCATATTTCTATAAAACATCGCATAAGATTCCACTATGTCCCAACGATTCAAATACTTGTCGTAAATACTTTGTTTTCCTACAGATAATTGGGTAATTTTTAAGGCGAAACCAGGAATAATAAGTAATTTTTTAATATTTTCCTCGAAATCCAATATAAACATCATATAAATATCACAAGTGGAATTTTTCTTTTCTAGATTAAATGTATGAAAAGTGCTGTTTCCGGCGTAGGAGTAAGGTTTTGCAACCTTTACATCTATTTTTATTCCATCGTTAACTAAAAGATCGTATGGGTGCTTGGTGCTCATATGAATAACACTGTATCCCTTGGAAGTTAAAAGTTCTTTTGCCACCACTTCAAATCCATTGCCAGTTTTTGTTGCACTTTCCTTTGTGGGTAAATTTAATTTATTCGCCCAATATCGAAAGCCGCCATGTTTGCCTATATGACAACCTAGTCCACATCCTGCAACTATTTTTATCTCATTGTTACTCGGCATCCTATCAATACATAAGGCAGACATAACATTTCTAATCTCGGCTTCTGTCATAGCATCATCCCATTTTTGTCCATGTGTGTATCCCATTTCTTAACCCTCCAATCAAAAAGGTATGATATCTTCGTCCGGCAAATTCATGTCCTCCAGCTTGATCTCTTTTCCGATATCGTCCCATTGGTCAAGGGGCTTGTCGACTGGCTTGTCGCCGGACTTTTTGCTATCAAGGAACTGCACTGAATCGGCAACTACTTCCGTGATATATACCTTGCGCCCTTCGTTGTTTTCATAATCTCGTGTATTAATGCGTCCATCTACCGCTACTAAAGAACCCTTTCCAATATATTGAGCACAAGATTCAGCTGGCTTGCCCCATACGGTGCAGTTAATCCAATGGGTTTTCTCCTTATTGAAATTATCGTTTACCGCAAGGGTGAATGACGCTACGGACTTGCCTGATTGCGTATATTTTAACTCCACGTCCTTGCCTAAACGACCAGTTAAGACTACTCTGTTTATGCTCATCTATTTAGCCTCACTTTCTAATAATTCGGGGTTATCCCAACGATTGCCGATAACTCCACCGTCAATAAACCTATCAAAGTGCTTGTCAAGACGATGGATTTCATTCCTACGAAGGTTCTTAACATACCATGAACCTTGCTCATCATTCCAAAATACAAGTGTTAGCACTTTCCCGTTTCCTGCAAGAAAAATGTCTCCGTCAAACAAGTTCTTCTTGCCGGTGTACTGTCCTACGGTGGCAGGGTCAATGTCATAAACGCCTTGAAGAGTCATAACTTCGTTGCTCGCTTTAAAAACCTTTGTCTTGGACTGCGCAATGGAAGCCATGCCGTTATCAAAGAACAATAGACTTCCCTTAATCCACTCGCCATTATCAAGGCTTTTGCCTCGGAATTTAGCCATACTCATGCACAACACTTCCTTTTCTTCTTCTTAACTTTGCTCTCCGGCCTGCTGGCACACTGCGCTACCACATCTGATTTTTGCACCCGATATTTGTTACCAGCGGAATCTTTGCAAAAATAAACCACCTGACGGGTCTGCGCATCAAGTGGCTCTATCACGGTTTGGATTATGTCTGCAACCAGGCAAATGCTGCCTCGCCGGAACATTATGGTTGTCATGCTATCCCTCCTTAAATAATGATGGTTCAATACTTGCCATTCTTGGCCTAATAATGTCCTCACAATAATTAAGGCTTAATTCAATGCCTATACTGTCAACGCCCAATTGTTCAGCAACCCATAACGTGGTTCCGGATCCGGCAAACGGTTCTAATACTGTACACGGTATGGTTTCATCTATATCACATGAACAAGTTGGTTGCCATTTATCAGTTGTTCTTGTTGTCGGTGCCCATCCGGTGCTATCTGTTTTGGTTGGGCAATTATTAGGGGCGTGGGCGGGTTCGCGTTTATTGATGTGGCCGGTGAGTTCCGTTATTCTTTTCCAAGGGGATCCGCACTTCGGACAACAACCTTTCTCGCTTGTTCCTGCCTTAATGCATGTTTCCGGTATCTCTGGTGGGAAGGTTGCAAAATGTGCTTCACTAAATGGCTTTGTGGATATATTCCAGACGGTGCGTTTGTTTTTACCTTGCTCTCTACGGTCCTCGAGTGATTTAATATCAACTGGCTTTATCCCTCGATAATCTTTTATACAGGTTTGTTTTCCCCATCGTTCCCATTTTACTTCTTCTTTTATAGCCTCTGCATCGTAGTAATATCTCTCGCTTTTGGACAGCAGGAAAATATACTCATGCGCCTTTGTTGGCCTATCAGTAACGCTTTCCGGCATTGGGTTTGGTTTGCTCCATATAATGTCCGAGCGAAGATACCAACCGTCTGCCTGTAGGGCAAAGGCTATGCGCCAAGGAATACCTACTAGGTTTTTAGGCTTAATGCAGTCGGTTCGGCATCTATCGCCAGGTGCGCGCCTTGGAGCTTTGGGATCAGAAAAATTATCTGTCTGCGCCTTACTTGCATAAGAATCTCCGAGGTTAAGCCATAGCGTTCCATCGTCCCGTAACACTCGTTTGACTTCCCTGAACACCTCGACCATCTTGGCAACATATTCCTCGGGTGTAGATTCCAACCCCATCTGACCATCTATTCCGTAATCGCGTAGTCCCCAATATGGTGGACTTGTTACGCAACAATGGACTGATTCATCCGGCAAGGTTTTAAGCATTTCCAAACTATCGCCTTGATATAGTTGCCATGTCACTTAATCACCTCCTTAAAATAATGTCTCTTATTCGATTTTTATTGGATTTGCGTTCCTTCCCAAAGGTTAGGCATAATGCTGTTTGTAACAGTCTGAATTGGAGCAGCGAGAGGATATAATATTTCATTGAACGACTTAATGTATTCTTTCTTTATTTCAAAACCATAAGATTTTCGACCCAGCATCTCAGCGGCAATTAATGTGGTTCCGCTTCCAGCGACCGGGTCAATCACAACGTCCCCAACATCCGTAAATATTTCAATAAGATTTTTCAAAACATGGATTGATTTTTGTGTCGGATGAATTTTAGGGGTTATGTTGTCCCGTTCATATTCCATACAGTTAAAAACCATTTTGCCGTTATTATTAAATTTAGGTAGTTTATCCCGATACAGCACTAATCCATATTCACAGTTACCAACAACCCGCATGTTCGCTTTTAAAACCTGTGCAGAATAATTTTTGCGAAAAACAAGATTTATATAGTTAGGAAAACCGTATTTTTTACCTTGTTCTATAAGCAAAAACTGTTGTTCAAACTCGCAAAAAACCAACATGCATCCAGCTTGTCCTCTCTCTTTCGGCTCTTTTTTGAGCATTGTATTAACAAAGTGCATAAACTCGGGTATTTTGAAATCATTATCTGTGTCAAAAAAAGATGTTTTAGCCAACTTACTTTCACCGTTTTTATTGTCACCATCCTTATACCATTTTGGGCTGGAAGCGAAAGCATTTGTTGAAAGATTATAAGGAATGTCCGCTATAATCAGTTGTGCTTTGGGAATACCGTATCTTTTATAATTTTGAAAGTGGTCATTGTATAAATTCATAGCCTCACCACCTTTTGCCCTTCTTTCTTGTCATAATTATCAATAGACATCCCTCCTATCCCATACATACCATCGGTCGCAGTTTCTTCCTAGCTTCTCCATAAGCCAAGCTGACCGTCTTTTGTCTACACCCTACTCGCTCGGCTATTTCCATCTGCGTTAAATCCGGCTCATGGTAGTGCGTTTTAATAATTACCTTGTAAGCTTTACCCATTTTGATGTTGTCCAAGGCAGCCATAGCCTGCTCACCTAGCATCTTATAAACTACCTCATCGTCCATGGACTCGGCAGTACCGACAATGTCCTGCCAAAAGGTTACGCCCTCTTTATTTACAATGTCCTCTAGGTATGTTGGCTCTATCACTTGTTTACGGGGGATTAGTTCCCTTATTATCGTGCGGTACATCGTTTTAGTGGCGTAGGTGCCAAGGGTTGTACCCAGTTCAGGATTATAGCCTTGTACCGCCTTACAAAGTCCGATAAAACAAGCTGACAGAATATCGTCGGGGTCAAGATAGTCAAAGTGTTCGTGATATTTACTAAAGGCAAAGTAGGCGAGTCTGATGTTGTCCTCGACCATCTGTGACTGTTCGGGGGTTAGGGGCATGAGAGCACCTTCTCGGATTCTTCTGCCGTGAAAAAAGAAACACTCTTGCCCTTGACTGGTTGCACCGTCATATACTTAAATCCCATTTCATTGCCCAATCTAGCCCATGCCCTATTGGCGTTTTCTCTTGGGGACGATGGTTCGTGACCACCAAAAACCATATAAGGGACAGGTTTACTGGCTTCCATTAAGCCGTCTAATTGTTCCTTGTTTAACTCATATTCTTTACGCATCATTTCGCCTTCTTCCTTGTTTTCTTTGCTGGCCTCTCGCCTTTGAGACTGGTTATGACTTCTTGCCCGATAAGTTCAACTACTATTCTCGGTTCTTCCGAATACCATTTATAAACCGTTCCGCTTACCACATGACTGTCATCGCCATAAGCCAAGTTATTGAGTGCGTCACAAACAACCTTGCCGATATTATCCCAATCGGGCTTTTTGGTTGGTCGAATATCTCCGCTTAACATCTTCGCTTTTTTAACTTGGCTGGCACTCTTGGGAATTGAGAAGAACGCTTGTATAAAGGCTTCTATTTGACCTTCCAAGCGTTCTTCTTTGCAAGATGACGTATAACATTGTCTGATTAAATTCTCGTAGTCTACGGTGTTTTTAGGGGTGTATGTTCGTCCTGTTTTAGTGGTTCGGTGCCTTGCTTTGCCTTGCGGTTCGCCGGGGATTGTGAATCTCATATTTTTATCACCCCCGGATATTGTCTTATCTGCTCGGGATAACCCACGTTATCTTTGACAAATACAGGAACATTGGCTTCCATACACTGACTAATTGCATTGTCTATCCATTCCGCATTAGGTTTAACTGCTCCGGGGCCGGTCTGCGCGCCGATAATGAGCCAGTTAATTTTATTTAGCGTTCTTTTGACTCCTTGATCATAATAATCCCAATAGTAACTATCAAAATTTATTGGTCCTAACGCTGGCTCATAGCTCACAAACAGGGTTTTACAGTTCACTTTAAGTAATTCCGGTCTCCGCTCGTCTGCCTTCTCCTGATTCTCAACACTAGTTCCGCACCAGCAATTATCAGGGAAATCGAAGCCTTGCATACCTTTGGGATTCTTGGTGAGGAAAATGAAAGTATGCTGCGGGCATTGTTTTACCACGTCGAGTATTTCCTCAACTACATAATTCCGTGGCAAATATATCTCGCTAACTTTCCACTCCCAATCCCCAAACAAGTCTGATACGCTACCCACAAATATCCTGCTTGGTTTTTTGACCTTCAATGGTTGCTGTAATCTCTCGGGATGAAACGTAGGTTCAAACTTACCATCACCAAAACGCTTATCAATTCGTCTTGCATAACAAAAATCACAGGCGTGTAGACAGCCCGTGACCGGATTCCATGTATAGTCGCACCATTCAATTTTACTTTTATTCAATTTATTCCCTCCTTCGCTCGCTTAAGAAAGTATTCTTTCCACGACTCAACCGTTCCCTTATGGTCAGCGGCTATCCACTGGCAAGCCAATTCAAGGGCTTTTAGTAGCTCCATGTGTTCGGTGTTCATCATTTGCCCTCCACCACCTTCACAAGTTCTGCCCACTCTCCGTTTGTAGTTAAATCTTCAACCCTGTTTTGCAACCTGTGCCATACCGTGCTAGGTGCGCCCGTGTACTCATAACCGCACTTCGCAAGGTACTTAACTCGTTCTTTCCAAGTCGGCAACTCGAAATAGCTCTTAACAAGACAGATATTTTCCATTCGCTGTAAAATTCGCTTGTTCTCGCGGGTCGTGTAGATTGTTTTGTTGGTCGGCATCGGCTCCAGTTGGTGCTGGTGTTCCTTTTCGCGCTCGGTGACGTATCGGGCATTGAGTTTAGCTTCTACCTTGTCTAGCGTTTCCCAGATGTCGCTGCACCCTTCGGGGTAAGTGATTTTGCCATCGCAGTCGCATTGCATGATTAAACCATCGTTCAATTATCGTTATCTCCTTTCCATCTCATATTTCCAGAACACGAAAAAACACGGCCAAGTTTTGATTAAAATTTCTTGGCCGTGTTTCTTATAGATTTTCTCTAATGCCATCCATGGGCTTATTGCTATCACATAACCCTTATTCTTCAATGCGTATCCTCCCTAATTCCTCCCAACTCTTATTGTTATCGGAAGTTGAAGTTTTGCCGATTGCTTTTACCCAACTATAAGCCCAGTTGGGATTACTGTCCTTGGCGATATAAAAACGTTTACTAGTTTCTTCAAAGGCCAGCATGAAAACTTTGTCTTGCTTGCCCATTAGCCGGTTCTTTTTAATATTAAGACTACTGACTATTCCTAGTCCTTTTGTATTTTCGTCCGCTTCAATTAATTTGAGTTCTTTTCGGTTAAACCGTTTTATTTCAAATACGTTATCTGTCCAATTAGTGATATTGGCACTACCGGCAACGTCTAGCTCTTTACTGCCCGCACTGGGTTTGCGGGGGTGGGCTACTATGTGTAGGTGAACATTGTACTTTTTGGCAAAGGCTTTGCACATTCCGATAAAATCAGCTTGTTTCCGGTAGAAGTCTGAATCGCTATGGGAGTTTAAAGCAAGACTCATAAGGTTATCTACCATAAATACCTTGCAGTCGTGACGCTGTACGGCATATTCAAATACTTCCAGTATCTTCTCTTGACCTACTGCTTCCTGCGTGTCATAGAGCCAGAATTTGCCGTTATACCAATCTCGAATATGAGGTAGCATTTTAAAATCTGTTTTGCTGACTGGATAACCGTATTTATTGGTTTCTTGTTTGATGTACTCTGGACCTGCTGCTTGCAATTCAATCCAGTAGCGGAAAATCCTATCTGGTAGTTCACCTGAATAGGCACACACTTTATATTTGTTTTCAATCGCATTAAGTAATACCTGGCCTAATAATGTGCTTTTCCCGGATGAATTAAAGCCTGTCCAGATTGACGTTTCGCCTAGTCTTAGTCCACCAGCGAATACCTCATCAACTTCCGCTATGCCTGTGGGGATTAATTCATCCTTAGCAAGATCGTACTCTGGAAGTTCTGCCATATTTTTAAGTCCGACAAGCGGTATCCCTCTGGCACTACTGATACAACTAGCTACCCCTTCTGCATGCTTGGAATATAAAACTTCATTAGCATCTTTATATTTTTCATGCTCAACAATTAAACATTTACCTATGCCTAATTTTTTAATTAATTCATTCCGGGCTTTAATTCCACCGACGTCGGTGTCAGTCCATATATAATACTGTTTAAATTGCTGTAGCCAGTCCCAGCATAAGTCAACGCATCCTAGAGACTCGCATCCGTTCGGCAGACTGACAGCATTAGTTATTCCCGCTTCGGCCAATGCAGCTGTATCAAATTCACCTTCGGTAATCACAAGTGGCATAGAAGGATCACAGTTGTCCATGTTCCAAAAGACTAGCTTGCCACCGGGTTCCATGCTAAATTGTTTCCATTTACCATCTTCGTTTTTAGCCCTAAACTTGACCGCCACTAGTTGTCCATTTTCATAGTAAGGAAAAACTATTTTACCTTCACTTTCACCTATACGCAAATAATCGCAAGTCTCCTTTGATAACCTGCGAGTTTCAGTAAGATATTTTTCAATTTCCGAGGTAATGGGTTTGGCTTTAGTCAACGGCAGGACATAGGTTTTTGGTTTGTCTTTTTTCCGGGGTTCATATTCTTTTTTATCAAGTCGTATTCCGAAGTGCTTACACAATTGTTCTAAATTTCCTTTTTCCTGGCATTTACCTCTTCGGCAAAAATATAAACCTGTGCTGATGTTTAACTGAAATGTGTCCCTGTCTCCTGACTGACCTCCTTTACAGAATGGACAATAAGAGGGAACTATCTCATCGTCCTTGATCTTAAACTGACCGGGAAAAGCCCGGTATGCAACTTCAATAGGGGTCAAAGGGCTTCACCCTCTCTCGTTACGTTACATCGCATCCGTCAAAACCTAGCTCTATCATAAGATCCTCATGAGTTTTCTTTTTTGACTTAGCTTCCATAAATTCTTCGTAATATGCTTTTTCTCCGAAGAAGTTATTACTGGCGTATGCAAATTCCTTTTTATCTTCCGGCAGAGAATTGTAATGGGCTATATAATTTTGAGTGCATCTATTGATTATTTCTAGTCCGTGTTCCTTGCGTACCTTCTCGAAGTTTTTAAATGAATCTCGCTTAGATTGAGTTCTTGGATATTCGGAATACCATTTTTCAAACTCGGGAGTGTATATATCGTTAAGTTTAGTTTTGTTTGGTTTAGTAATGGACGCAGTTTGCGTCGTAGTTTGTGTAGCGGTTTGTGCGCGGTTAGCGTTGTGGTTAGTGTCGCACTTAGCTTCGTTTAAAACGACGCAATTTTCGGAAGTGCCATTTCCGTAAAGCTCAAGGGGCATGATTTTGTATACTGCCGATTGCATTCCTGTACGACTTTTAAATGATATTCTGTTAGTTTTTTGTAGTGTTTTGCGTGCTCTAATTAGTGCGTCTTTTTTAAGGCCGGTCTTAGATTCAAGTACCGATAATGCAACTGTAAATTCATTCTTCCAGCCTGTCTTATTATTGATGTGCATTAATGCGTGCCATAAAGATATTGCAGAATCGGATATTGTGTTGGTTTCCAACCAGTCATAAAAAGCATTTATTTCTCGGATATAATTCATATCAGTTTCGTCCCCCAATTCTAATTCACTTCCTTTCTATAATACCATACATATATGGAAAGTACAAGGAAAATAAATAACTTGACTCACTTATTCATGTATGTTATGCTAGTAAAAACAAAGGGGGTGTTAAGATGGCTACTGTTAATCGCGGTAGATATACAACCACAATTGATTTGGAGTTAATTAAACAGATTAAAGAATTATCAGATAAAACCAGGATTGCTCAAAGCAAACTTATGGATGAAGCAATAAAAGATTTGTTGGAGAAGTTTAA